CGATTTCGGATTAGAGGCAGGTGGCTATGCCCCTAGCCCTAAGATGATACCTATACGCATAGCACAGCGTATTGCTAACAAGTATCCTAGTGATTTTTCACAGGGTAGATTCAATTCAACACTAAACCCTAAAGCGGTTGAAATTGCTAAGCGATACATGTCGCTAGTTATGGGGGTTAAATAAATGAAAGTTACATTAACAAGCACATCAGGTGCTACTAAGCAAATGAGTTTCGATACTAAGGAACATGTTCTAGAGTTTATTGAATTGTATAAGGCCACACTACATGTAGGGCAGGCAGTATGCATAGATGCCCCACTGATAGGCATACACAGTGGGTGGATACAGGGTAGCGCACCCAAAATGTAGCGCATAGTGTGTGCAAGATCGATAGTGTGTCTATTATGGGCGCACTATTTTTTTATGTTTATTTTTTATATAGTATGTATCGTACATCTGAACAAAATATTCAGATTTTAGGCTATTTGGTTTTTATTCTTGTGGTGTATACTAAGGATATGTCATCTGAAAATACTCCTTCTATATTTATGCTTTTAAAAAAAGCAACTCAGGGCAATCCATTTATTAATTTAGATTCAAATAAAGTGTTTTTTGCATTTACGAGTAAAGCAGTAGAAGATGTTGTTTTAAACAAATATAAAAGTTTTAAAAAAGAGGGGGGATTTAAAAGATTAAAATATGTACTAGGAGAAGGACTTATAACTAGCGAAGAGCCTATACATATGAACAATAAAAAAGAAATATCTCCCTTATTTAGTCATAACCATATTCAACATTACGAGACTAAGGTTTCTGAAATTTTAGACTCTATATTGTCTCGTTGGTCAGGAGAGGTCAATGTTAGAAAAGATATGGGGCTATTTGTTTTTAAAACCACTATGGAAATATTTTTTTCAGAAAACCTAGATAATGATTTTGAAGAAATACGAGATCACATATCTTTGGTATCAGACAAAGTAGCATTTGGGATATATGATGAAGAACTGGATAAGTCTACTAAATATCTAAAAGATTTAACTAAAAGAATAGTAGATAAAAGATTAGAATCTAACGAAGACAAACATGATTTTTTGAGCACTCTTATTAACTCATATAAAAATAAAAAAATAGATAGAGATGGTTTATATGATGAAGCACTTACAATACTTTTGACTAGTTATGAAACAACTGCATATGTCTTAGAGTGGTCGGTGTATTATCTATCAATAAATAAAAATTGGCAAGAAAAAATATCCAGAGAAGAAGACGTAGATGCTTTTATTAGTGAAGTATTAAGAATGTGTCCTGCTATTTGGAATGCAAAGAGAATAGCCGTAGAAGATGTAAATGTCGACGGGACAGATATAACTGCTGGAACAGAGGTAATGGTATGCTCCCTAGCATCACATAGAGACAAAAACATATTCGAAGATCCAGACACATTTAAACCAGAAAGATGGTTTGAAAATAGAGAACTTGCAAAAGGAGCATACTTTCCATTCTTATTTGGCAAAAGGCAGTGTATAGGCAAAGACCTTGCTTGGATGGAAATAAGTCTAGTTTTGACTAAAATTGCTAAAAAATTTAATATAGAATTAGTAAATAAAGAGGTTTCACATTTTGGTGGTTTGTCATATAGGATCAAAGATCCAATAATCATAAATGTTAAAGAAAAATAATTTTTCAGATTTGGAGTATAATAGATATTATGGGAATATTAGATAACTTAGAAAATGCCTGGGACGAAGAATTTTCTTTTGAATCAAAACCTATCGTAGAAACCGACGCTATGGGTAGAGAGATCTTTTGGCAGGACATGGGCAGACCAGAAGAGCCTAACCTGGCTGTAAAATTATTTTCAGAAACCTGCTGTACTAACTGCAGTTGTGGAAATTAACTTTTACTTAAAAGCGCCTTTAACTTCAAGATCATCATAGATCAAACCAAACATATGTAGCAATGCGGGATACTGCGAATCAACATTTTTTGTAATATCTTCTTCACTTAACTTGGCCTGCTTCATTAAATTAATATTATAAGTATTTACTGTTTCGATCATTGTTTCAATAACTTCTTCTCTTATCATACCCATTCCTTTTCTTGGTCATATGTAACAGAATATTCTCCAGTGAATATCTCTGCATATGAAATGATATCTCTATTATACCTTATAAGGGTCTCTATGCCTACTTTGTCACATACATACTTCATACCCTGGACTAGTGGCTCAAAAGCCATCTCCTGCCCTTGTAAAGCGTTATTAAGGGTATCTATGTACCTTGTCTTACCATAACGTTTTGATGTAAAAGATTGATCAACATAATCAAACCTTGCTTGTGCATCATTTCTTTTTGCAATGTCCGAATTGTCTATTATGTACTTTGTTGCAGTATGTTCCATCCGTGTTGACCAGTTTCGCATGTTGTCGCTGTATTTCTCCATGTTCTTTAGAGTTGAATCAGCGAAGGCCATGCGTATAAGGTCTTGATCGGAAAGATCAGCCTCTATTGCGAACGAAATCAAAAAAGCGGTTGCGAAAGGAAATTTGTCGCTATATGTCGTAACGCCGAAGTGCACATTCGGATTAAATGACTCAACTGACATATTGTCTTTTAATAGTCGCATATGATTTCCGAGAGATACATAATCTTGTCGATTCATATCGCAATCGACGAACAAGCATTCTTCTGGATTGATCCCGTCGGCGAGACACAAGATGTTCTTGTCATACGAACCCACTATTTTCGAACCGTTAAAACGCTCTAGTAATTTTGCGGACATAAAACCATCCATGTCAGGGGATATAATTAAATTTTTAGAATACTCTAATGTTTCAAGTATGGCTGTTTTCATTTTTACAAAATACCCCTTATAATAATCTAGTTATGACAATCCAAGACTGGGCTTCACTAATAGTAGCCATACTCACAATTGTATCATCAATTGCTTTTTCTATCAAGTGGCTTGTAAAACATTATCTCAGCGAACTTAAGCCGAATTCTGGATCAAGTTTAAAGGACCAGGTTTCAAGATTAGAAAATCGCATTAGCGAAGCAGAAGCAACAAGAAAAGATATGGATCGTAAATTAGATCATATGTACGATATACTTATTGATTATATTTCTAAATCTAAGTAACTATATATACTATATATAAAGATAGTTTTTAAAACTATAAAGATAGTTCTTTTTTCTTATATATTTAAAGTATACACCATCAAGATCTTGGCAAATACTTTTAAAAGTAACAATTCGGACATTGGCTATTATAACAATTGTATAACAATTATAAAACCTTTACTTTAGTGTCCGTTTTGTCTATTATGGTATAATTTTATTACTGGCTAATACCTTGGTTTGTCCTATACCCACCAATCAAGGTGTTAGTCTTTTTTATGGTATAATCAATTATTATGGCTACTCATGGACCTGAAGTATTTGGAGCAGACCCTGCTCGTATTAAATGGCAAATAGTTAGAGGAGATACCTCTCCACTTCGTGTAGAATTTTTGCAAGATGATGAAACAACATATTTTGATACATCCGACTGGACCTATGAGGCTACTACTTATGATCCTCAGTCAGACTTCCTTGATGCCCTGGAAGTTACAGCAGGAGAAGGATATGTAGACATTTTGGCTCCCGCATCTATTACTGAGTTCTGGGGTACTGGATACAAGTCTATTGTTACTGAACTAACTTTTGACCTTCAAGTAATTATTGATGAAAACACTACTTGGACTCCTCTGATTGGAACCATCTCAGTAATTGGAGATGTAACAGGTAGTCTATAATGGCAGTAGTTAAAATATCAACTCCAAGACCTGAGTTGCCCCCTCTGGTTAGAATTAAAGATAAAACTTTCAAAGTAAATAAGTGATATAATCTAAGCATGACAACTCATGCCCTTACAACTCTTAGTAGCACTTCTGCTACCCGCCTAACTCCAAACGGAATGCATTCTGGAATGGATATCACAATTCAAAACGTAGATGCTTCTGCATATGTGTACCTTGGAGGAGAAGGAGTGACATCATCTGATTACGGATACCGTCTTGCTCCTGGCTCAGCATGGTCTGTAGAACTACCTGGACTAGATGCAATATATGCAATAACAGATACTAACAATTCTAAAGTTGCGCTAATTAAAATGGGACTTGAATAATCATGGCACGTTTTACTACAGTAGGTAGTAGCGGAGACGGTACTCCAGGAGCACCAGGTCCAGCAGGATCTAATGGTGCAGATGCTATTTGGAACTACACTGGAGAATACAACGGTGGTGCATCATATGCAGTTGGAGATTTAGCAACTTACGATGGACAACTTTGGTACCGTGCTAATGCAAACGGTGGTAATGTTGGAGACACACCTTCAGAAGGATTTATTTGGCATCTACTTGCAGCAAAGGGTACAGATGGAACAAATGGTTCTAGCGGACTTGTATACTTAGGAAACTATATTTCAGGTAATGGATATGTTACAGACCTTGCAGTTGTAAGAGGAAGCGACAATAATCTATACATTGCAAAAGCAAATGGTGGTTTAGCAGATCCAGTTGGAAACTCTGCAGAGTGGGATATATTCTCTACTAACACTGGTGGAGGAACTGCAAACATTGCAGACTTTATTTTTACAAATGACTCAGAAGCAACTGGCGCAAGCATTATCAGTTTGCCTGGTGACAAAGAAATGAGAATTCAGGCAGGAGCAGATAGTGATCTATACCTAACTGCTGGAGATGATCTTTATATTCAAACTCTTGGCACAGGAGATGATATTCATCTTAATGCAGCAGACGACATTCGTTTTACAACAAATAATGAAGACTCTGAATTTGAAACAGTACATCAATGGACAATGGATTCTGAAGGAAGATTGCAACTTCCTGGTTCAGGATATATATCTAATCCAGTTGATTCTTCAGGTGATGGATATGGTAACGATACAATTGTCATTGTCCCAGATACTAACAACGGCTCTTCAGATCAGCAAATTATAATTGATCCAACTGCACCAAACCACATACACATTCGTGCTGGCGGAGTGCAAGACTACTCAACTGCAGAACTTATTCTTGGTGGAGAAAGAGCAGGCGTACATGTAAGTGATCCATCTGGTACTGTAGTCATTCAGTCAAAACAAGAAGATTATACTTGGTCATATACAAATATCAATGATGTTGAAAATACTACGTACCGTGTAGAAACATCAATGGCAGAACCAGACTATAATGATTTTACCATTCTCAATGGCGCTAAGTATGTTATTAATAATGTAGTACGAGATGAGCCACAGGGCATAACAGAGTACACTGCTATAGCAAGTAACGGCACACAACTTGTATTTTATCCTGGATGGAGTTATACTTTTACAAGAGACCGTGGAGAGCATCATTGGATCTTTAATACAGCAGGCTACCTAAATGGACCTACAGAAACAGGTTATCTACGTGTAACAGGCATTGTAAATGATGACGGCAATTTAGAGGTTCAGGCAGATCAAAATCTTATTCTTAGTGGTGGAGAAAGTAATGGAGAGTATTTACATGACTCATCTATTCCAGCAAACCAGATTGCAACTATTGGAGATTTACCAATGGGAGCAACAGGAACATTTACTTCTCAAGATAACAAAACAGTAACAGTAACTAACGGAATAATTACAAGCATAGTTTAAAAGCCGTGAGATAATCTAAATATGGCAGTTTCTAAATCTATGGATTTCCCAGGTGCAAAAAAATCTTCATATGCTGCACAGGTAGAACAAAGTCAGGCATCTCCTTCTACAGATAATGCTCTTTCATTTCTTCCAGTCCCTGGTCCAGTAGGACCACAGGGACCTGCAGGCAGAGACGGGAAGGATGGAAAAGAAGGACCTGAAGGACCAGAAGGACAAAAAGGACCAAGAGGAGAAAAAGGACAACCTGGACAAAACGGACTAAGTTCTTTATCATCTTCAGGACAGCAAGCAGGTTGGGCTTCATATACAAATGCTATTGAAAAACCAACAAAACTTGGAATCTCTCAGGGAGATGATGGTTGGGTAACACTTTTATTGGACACAAAAGATAAAGTACAAAATGAAAAATATCTTCCTAAAGGATGTACCAGCCTTTGGAACAGCCATCAAAGAGCCTTAAACTTTCACGGAATAAAAGAAGGTTCTCAAATATTCGTAACATATAACTTTGAACTAACTACTTATACAGCCAACACCGAGGTATGGCTAAGAACATATTTTGCAAGTAAAGATCAAGAGTTTGTCCAATTAGTAGGATCTTTAAAGTACCAAAATGTATACAATCTTTCAGTAACTCAAAACATATTCATTGAGGATAAGATTATGTGGGGTACTGGAGCAGTTCCTCAAATTAGAACAGATTTTGATGCATCTGTAATTCTTAATTCTGTCTACGTCAGCGTGGTATAATAAAACCATGGCATTTCCAGCGACCTATAATTTTAATTACTATAAGGGTGATACCTTTGAATTTCGTATATATCCAAAAAAGAACGATGGAACAGCATACCTACTTGGAGACTTTACTGTTCCAACAAATTTTGCAAATAGCCCAGACTATGTTTTAGATACGTCTGCACCTTACGATAGTGCTCAGTTTACTATTGCAAAGGCTAGAGGTCCAATAACTTCGTCTGCTCTGGTGGATCAGCCAATTAGATGTTTTGCTAGAATATCAGATGCTGGTACATTTGTACAGTGTGCAATTAGACCATCAGACTCTGCTACCCTGGTTCCTGGAACAGAATATGTGTATGATGTTGAAGTTAGATCTCCAGAAGGAACATATGATAATCCATTTTATGAAAAGGTTTATACCCTTATGACAGGAACTATAACAGTTACAGATCAGGTTACTGGAGCAAATGCAACTACTCGTGGAACGCTATCAAATTATAAGATATCTGGAGTAACTAAACCAGTTAAGGGGGGAACTCCAGTTACAGAAACTTTTACAACAGCAGAACATTCTGGAACTATTTCTTGGTTTGAATCAAATGGGACTACACCTTTAGTTGGTAATTTTACTGCTTCTAAAGTTTATGTTGCAAAAATTACATTAACTATAAAGGATCCATATTCTATAAGTGGTACTCCAGCAAATAAATTTACAGTAGAACATGCAACACTTGTTACAAATGAAATAAATTCAGGAATAGTAACTGCAGTATTTCCTGCAACAGAGGCTTAGCAATGGCAGATATACTTTTGTCTAATGAAGACCTTACAGTTTTTGGTGGACCAGAAACAATCAGTCTTGATTTAGATTTTGGACCAACTGGTGATCGTGGAAGTATTATTATTGGTGTGCAAGGAGACCCAAGACAGTCTTCTGTTAATAATTTAATTTCTCAGGACATACAGGCACTTGATCTTGCAATTGACTATAGTCCAAGTTCTGAAACATATAAAACAATTTTTCAAAATGTAAAAATGCCAAACAATCAACTACAGTGGACTCCTCTTATTAGCCTAAAAACAAATTTTTATTCAGAAACTAAAGGTCCACTAACACCAGTAAACGGGAAAATAGCCATTGCTCCAATAAACCTTTCAAGCATTTATAATTTATCAGAAGGAACAGTTACATCTTCAAGATTTAGTGTACAGTACTCTATTTCTTCGTCAGATAGCGCTGGTCCTTTAGCAACAAATCTAATTATAAAAGATTTAAATACTTCTCAAGGATTTGTTGCGCTACCGCTTGAAATAGAAGGAATAGAATATCTAGAAGGAGCATGGGTGCCTATGACTGGGCCAAAGTATGTTCATCTTTTTATTACGGTGGTATAATGAAAAAGGGTGATTTATAGTGGCAGCAGAAAATATTGATAATACCGTCAATGGTACTGGGCTATTCCCTACAAAAGTTCCTGGTCTTTCAGATGCAGCAGATATTCAGGCAGCACTAAGACTATATCATTATGGATCATACACCTATGATGGCTCCAACACCAACAAAGCAAATCTTGTAACACCTTCTATTGCTAAACACCTGCAAAATCTTGCTGATGCAGATGCAGCAGAGATAGTAAATAGGAATACTGCTATTGCAAATGCAATTAGTACAGCAACAGGAGCATACTCAGACCTTGCTGGAAATGCTCTTGAATGGAATTCTGTTGATGAAAGATTTGATGTTGAGCCAAGAATTGCAAATACTGGAGTAGTTTTAACAAAAACAGCAAACTTTACTTTGTCTCCAAGCGATGTTGGTAAAACTATTCTTTTGTATTCTTCAGATCCTATGACTGTAACACTTCCAGCAAACAATTCAGTAGAAATTCCAGTAGGATACTCTGTTGATATAATTCAAACAGGTTCTGGATCAGTAACTGTTTCTGAAGGTAGTGTTGCTGTTTCAATTAATAGCAAATCTAACATAAAGTCTTTAGATGGTCAGTATTCAAAAGGAACTTTAGTCAAAATAGACACCAATACATGGTTTTTTTTTGGAAACTTACTTAACAGTGTAACACCAACACCTACACCTGTAGCCCCTACACCAGTTGCACCTACCCCTGTAGCACCTACCCCTGTAGCACCTACCCCTGTAGCACCTACCCCTGTAGCACCTACCCCTGTAGCACCTACTCCAGTTGCTCCAACACCTGTAGCACCTACACCAGTTTCTCCAACACCTACAGAAACAACAACATACTGGGCTACAGGTTGCTGTCTTGGAGCCACCACCAATCGTCAGGTAACTGGAACAAGTACTGAAAATGCTATTGCTGCTGGTGTCAATGTAATTAATGCTTGTAACGGTTCAGGAGAAAATCTTGGGACTGTTCAAGAAGGTTCGTATACAACAACTAACAACATACCTACTTTAACTTGTACAGCCCCTCCTACACCTGTAGGACCAACAGTTTATGATATCTATACTTATTGTGATCCAATATTTCCTGCCATGAGAGGTGGAGCGTATGGAACCCAATCAGCAAGTTCAAGTGTTAATGTTGGAACAACAACTAATGCATCCTTAACTAGTGAGCAGATAGTCGCTCTCCTTGGTTATGGATCTGGTTGTCCGACAGTTCCTACCCCTGTAGCACCTACCCCTGTAGCACCTACCCCTGTAGCACCTACCCCTGTAGCACCTACTCCAGTTGCTCCAACACCTGTAGCACCTACTCCAACTGCTCCTGTTCCAACTCCAGGCGGTGGATGTGTACCAGGAGAACTTTGTTACTCTGAATTTGATGGAAGTTGTATTAGTATTTGGACATATAACTCATCTTGTGGATGTGTATTCTCTAGTAGAGTATGCTAACTATGGTATACTAGTTTAAAAGAAAGGATTTATTATGACAGAGTCAATCGGCGAACTTACAAACATGAAAACTTATGCCATTATTGTAGATGGAGAATTTGCTTGTGTTTTAAAAATGCCTTCATTGGGTCATCCAAAAGTAGAAATGATATCAGCGGCACTAAGTAGTAATCCAGTCGTTGTAGATATGACTGATGAAGATTTTCCAGACGACGGTATTGGATGGGTTTGGAACGGTTATCAACTAGAAAAATCATTATAACTCGTGGGTGAAAAATTAACTCCCTGGGAACAATATAAAAAAAATCTTGGAGAAACAAGGCCTTGGGATATAATAAATCCATCAGTTATAAAATCTTCTGAAGAAGAATCTTTAAAAAGATATGAGATATGTAAGTCTTGTCCAGAATTAATAAAACTTACGTCTCAATGTAAAAAATGTGGATGCTTTATGAAAATAAAAACAACATTGGCAGCAGCAGAATGCCCATTAGGAAAATGGTAAAATGATAAAAGAAGAAATTGCTCCAGGAATAGTTGTTTACAGCAATGTCATTCCTAATAGTGAAAATCTATATAAAGATATAGAAGAGGGTTTAGTTTCAGCAAACCTTGAATGGCAACAGGCATCAGTTAAAGAAATAGATACTCCAAAGGTAAATACAAACACAAGAGATACGCATACTTTTGGTGTTGACTATTTGGGTAAAGTTGATGATAGCACTCCATTAAGTCTATCTGAGTTTTTCTTGTTAAGTCTTAATAATATTTTTTTTAAAAGTTTTGATCCAGTAGAAAAAGACTACATGGCATCATATGCAATGTTTGCTGACTCTCATGACTCATATGGAATTTTAAAATACGGCAAAGGTCAAAAATTTACAAATCATATAGATGATCATAAAGACTACCATAGAAGAGTTTCTACAGTTTATTATTTAAATGATAATTATAAAGGTGGAGAAATAAATTTTCCAAGATTTAATATAAAATTTAAACCAAAAGCAAATCAAATGATCATATTTCCATCAACATATGTTTATAATCATTCTGTAAGTGAAGTTACCGAAGGATTTAGATATGCTGTAGTTAGTTGGATGAAATAATGAAAAATGCTATAGTCTATTCTATCAATGCAGTTGGAGAAAAATTTGAAAATTCTGTTAGATTTAGACAGTTGCTTTATTCTGTTTCAAGACTTAGGAGATTTAATAAAAATATAGATATCTATGCATATGTTTCAGATAAAGATTTTTTTTTGAATACAGAGAAATATAAAAATTTAAATATTATTTTTAAATATTTTGAAATACCTATATATAATATATCAAATACTCATTACAGCAAATCAAACAATGCAGAAAAACTTTGGCATAGATGGTCAAACACTTTTGAAGTTTTAAAAAGTTCAGAATACGATAATGTTCTTTATATTGATACCGATACTGTTTTTTATAATGACCCAGAAATATTATTTTCAATTTACGGAAACACAAACTCTATATACACTAAAGAAGACAATTGTTATGAGATTATGAACTCTTTGGGTGTAGATAAAAATGGGCTTAATGCTGGGCAGGTTTTGTTTAGTAAATCTTTGTTGTTTTCAGAATCTGGAATGTTTGAGTTTATGGATAACTATATAGACTTAAAATTAAAAGAAATAAGAACAACGATGCCAACAGAAATGTATCACCAGACCATATGGGTTATTGATCAGTATGCTCTTTATGAATATTATAAATCTATAGATATTCCAGTTAAAATTTATGATAAAAAACATGTTATGTTGCACTTAGAGCCTTGGATAAATGAAACATCTGAATTAGTTTTACATCATTATTTAAATAGAAATTATAAGGTTGCAGTCCCAGCAGAGTTTGCTTATGATAATATCTTAGAAAGGATATTTCAAAAATGAAAGAATTTAAAGATTTTTTGCCAATTGATTTAGCAAAAAAATATTATAACTTTGGACTAGATGTTGTATCTGGTAGGTCTGGACTAAATTCTGTTTGGACAAACCAGGCTTGGGATAAAGGAATAGTAGAGGATAGTTCTGTAGTAGTGTGTATTAGACTTCCAGATGAGTTTTTACCTCAACTACAATCAATTCTTGAGGATAAATTAATATTCGATAAAAATAGAGATATGCCATTAATCAGTTCAAGATCTGCAATGGTTTATGTTTGGTCAAAAGACTCCTACATTCCAGTTCACTCAGACGGTGTATATAGTAGAGCCATTACTGTGTATTTAAATGAAACCTGGCAATATAATGATGGAGGAATGTTTAACTGGCTTGATCCAGAAAAGAATGAATGGAAAAACATTGAGCCAACATTTAATAAGGCCGTTATAAATGATTCAGGGTATTCCCATGGAATAACACCTGTAAAGTCATCTAATAATAGAATAACCTTACAGGTGTTTTTAAGTCCGCTTACTTAGGAAATTTAGCCATCCAAGATTTGGTTCTTGGAGTAATGCCTTTCCACGAAGACCAGTCTTCCCCACCGTTTGTCATATAGTATGCAATCTCTGCATTCTTTACGGGATTAAATAACTCAGCATTTGACTCAAGATCAAACTTAGTTCTTCTGTCAGGACCAAGGTCGTCAATCATATTAATTTGAAACATGCCGTAAGACGAGTCACCAGTCTTATGGTTTCCGTTAAAAGCCAATGGTCTTCCATTAGATTCTTTTTTGGCTACTGCCCAAGCAACAACAAGGTCTTTACCCTTGAAGCCCACTAGCGAAAGCAGTTCCTTTAGTTCTAAATCAGTCAGAGAAACCTTGTTCTCAAAACTCTCTAGTTTTTTTGTCTTAGAAACCAAAAAAACCTCTTTCGAGGCGGTTTCCGATGTCTGAGCCTGTTCAAGGCTAAGGTTATTTTTCGTACTTAGTTCTGGGGTAGCATTAGCAGCATTAGAAGATATTGCTACTAATAATACAATACTGAGTGTGCTAATGATCTCTTTGTTTCTTTCGATAAATTTAATCATAGTTTCCTCCTTAGAAAACAATAACACCCTGGTAGGTGTCTAATACCAAGTATAACATAAAATTTTATCAAAAGTCAACTTTAGATGGTGGTATAATAAATTCTATGCCTAACTCACCACTTAATTATCCTACTATGCAATATCCTCTTGCCTCAGACCCAGTTAATGTCCATGGAGATTTTAAGGTTTTAGTTGACGCATTAACTAATATTTTACCACCACTAGGAATGACAAATTTTTCTTCAAAAGTTAAAAATAACTCTGGGGTTTCTTTAATTCCAGGAACTCCAGTATTTATTTCTGGAAGTTTATCTGGTTTACCAACGGTAGCAAAGTATAATCCATCAAGCCCTACACATAACCCAGATGTACCAATTCTTGGAGTTGTTCAAAGTACCATAGAAAATAATGCAGAGGGCGTTGTTATCGTGTCTGGTGTTTTACAAATGAATTTAACAGGAATTGCTTCTACAGTAGGTGCAAAAATTTATGTTAATGATAGTGGAAATCTTGTAGAAGGTCGCCCATTGACTGGTCCAGCAAGATATATTGCAGTAGTTGCAAACTTAGGCCAACAGGGTTTGCTGATTGTTCAAGCAAAAGGAAACGGTACTTGGGGTGCACTCAAAGACGGTTTATCGTGATATAATAACATTATGGCAACTTTAAGAGGATCTCAAACATTATACGACATAGGAAATAAACCACCTACAGTTATTTGGACTGTTGTTCGTGGAGATACTTCTGGTTTTAAGGTTTATGTAACTGATGATGCTAAAGAGCCACTAATTCTAAAAGGTGAAGGATCTGAGTGGGATATTTCAATGAAGATCAAAAGACCAACACTTGAAAAAGACAAAGGAATTATTACTGATAACGCAACAACAATAATGGCATTACATCCAGTTGCAGACGAAGATGATCTGGTCGGAGAATTTACAGTTTGGCTTACAGCAGAAGAATCTAATGTCTTGCAGACAGGAGACATCTTTGATATTCAGGTTAGCGACCCAACAAGAGTCTGGACAGTTTGCCAGGGTAGCATGAAGATTCTTGAAGATGTAACAGATTAATGGCAACAGCAACACTACTAGATAACTTAAAAGGTAAAACAGAAAAGATATTTCCAATAGACTACCCACTAGTTCAGGTAGAAGACTTTACAAGAAATACAGTAATTAGTGAGATACTTCCATTTAGGGTTAAGTTTACAGCCATTCAGATTCAGGCTATTGGTTTGGGAAATACCCCAGCAATTCCTCTCCAAGTTATTGGCTACAGTAACTATATTCTTTAATTATCTAATTAAAAGGGTGATATAATTACGGCATGGCTAAAATATCAATTCCATCAGTTAAGAGTCTATTTCAAACTGGAGATAGGCCTACTCAAGAAAACTATGAAGATTTAATCGATACCGCTTCAGCCCAGGCAACAGACTTGGGTTCAGCAGGTAACAATGAAAACACAATCACTGGTATTGAGAACGTAACTGTTATTGATAACTTTGACGCTACAGTTTGGCGTATGGTCAAGTATATTGTTTCAATATCAAAGACCTCTGCAGGGGACAACAAGTTCTATGCAACCGAACTAACAATTCTCGTTGACGGTACAAATGTAAATGTCAGCGAATACGGAACAATCGACAATGATGGGAATATTGGCACCATTAATGTCTCTCGCACTGGAAATACCGTGGCCTTAACCGTCACTCCAGAACCTGCGATCAAGCCAGTCACAGTTCGTTTCGCACGAATTGGACTTAAGGCATAACTAAGGAGATATAAAAATGGCAACAGTAAATAAAGATTTTAAGATTAAGAGTGGACTTATCGTTGAAGGCCTACAAGGTACAATCAACGGTGAGACAATTCTTACAGAAGTAGCAGGAGATCAATACATCCTTGACCTCATTAGCGGAGAAACACTTATCAAGTCTGTTGATACTGATGATTTTACAGTAACCGCTGGACTACTTACAGTAGCAGCAGGTTCAGACATTGCAAGAAGTGGTGACATCACCAATGCAATTGATGCACTTACAACAGACGTAATTGAAGAAGGTATTAATAACCAGTACTTTACAACAGCAAGAGTTGACTCACACCTTTCAGGTGGAGCAGGAATTGACTACCAAGCAGGAACAATCTCTGTTGCTACTGGAACTGGTATCACTTTAGAACAAAATGATTTTATTGCAATTGACCGTAATACAGTAGACAACTGGTACGATGCAAACGGTGCAGCATCAGCAGCACAGGCTGCAGCAGAACTAACTGCTTCAGGAGATGCAACAACTAAGGCTAACGCAGCAGAGCAGAATGCTAAGGACTATGCAGACGACTTGATCAATGATGCATCAAACCTTTCAACAGAGGTTTGGTCAGCATACAAGACAAACACAGAAATTGGTTTGGCTCAAGCAGCAGCAGAACTACATGCAGACAATGCAATTGCTGCACTCGTAGATTCAGCACCAGCAACCCTTGACACTCTTAACGAGTTGGCTCAGGCACTTCAGGATAATCCAGATATTATCTCTGACCTTCAAGATATTGCAGCAGGCAAGCAAGATACGCTAACAGCAGGATCAAACATTGAAATTACTGGACTAAACGTAATCAATGTAACTGGTCTAGATGCAGCAGATATTTCAGACTTTAACACTGCAGCACTTTCAGCAACAGCAGCAGCATACGATGTTGCAGGAGCAGCAGCCACAGCACAAGGCAACGCCGAAGACTACGCTGATGGACTTGCAGTTAACTACGATGCAGCAGGTTCTGCTTCAACAGCACAGACTAATGCTGAATCTTTTGCTACAAATGCAATTAATGCACTTGACACAGACGATATTGAAGAGGGTTCAACTAATCTTTACTTCACAGAGCAACGTGCAAAAGATGTAGCACAAGGTCTTCTTGTTCAAGCAACAAAGACTAATATCTCTATTACATCAGATCCAATGGGTGGAATAATTATCACTGCAGAAAACGGTGTAGCAGATTCTGATACTGATGACCTTGATGAAGGTACAACAAACAAGTACTTTACAGATGTTCGTGCAGTAGACGCTCTTGAAGCAGTTGTTCCAAACTTTACAGCAGTTGAGTTAAACTCAGTTGCTAAGCAGGTCGCAGCAACACTTTCAGCACCAACAGCAGGAATTCAAGTAGCACACGCCTTCGCAAAGGCTGACTACCGTTCAGCAGAATACCTTGTAAAGGTTGCCTACGGAACACATACTGAAATCTCAAAGGTCCTTTTGACACTTGATTCTTCAGATAACATTGCAATTACTGAATACGGAATTGTTGGAACAAATGGCTCAGCGTCATCAATTTCAGCAGGCGTTTCAGGAGCAAATGTACAACTTCAAGTAACAACTGCCAACGTTAACTCAACAGTTACTGTTGTCGGAACATTGCTTGCGTAATAAAAAATAAAAATAGTTGGAAGAGGGAGTAGTAAATGGCAACAGTCGATAAAGACTTCAAGGTCAAGAATGGGTTAGTCGTTGCAAACGGCGGTACATTCGGAGATGCAGTAACAGTAGGAGCCCCAACTCTTGCTGATCATGCAACAACCAAGGAGTATGTAGATTCAAAATCTATGGCAGTTGGACCTACTCCTCCTTCTTCACCAACTAATGGTACCCAGTGGTTAGACACTGGAACAAACAGAGTTAATTTTTATTACAATGGTTCTTGGTACACCCAAGCAACTATTGATGATACAAATAACTTACCACAACACATTCACGATACCGCAATTGATGGAACTGGTTTCATAGTATCTCAGTTCTATGAAGGCGGATCATTTAACAGCCCATTGGGTGTAGGTTTGGATGCAGGTGGACCCTCCACAACAGAGTGGACAGTTGTATTTGATGGCGGTAGTGTAGTAGATAACTTCAATTAAAATTGATGTTATAATAATATAAGAAAATGGGCAGCCCCCATAAGGAGAAATAAAATATGGCAACAAGAATGCAACAGCGCAGAGGAACTGCAGCACAATGGACGGCTGCAAACCCAGTATTGGCAGCAGGTGAAATTGGTTTTGAAACAGATACAAATAAGTTTAAGATGGGTAATGGTTCCTCAGCATGGTCTGCATTGACATACTTTGCTAACGCAGCAGAACTAGCAGCCATTATTGATGGCGCACCATTAGCGCTTGATACTCTTAATGAGTTAGCAGCAGCACTTGGTGACGACCCAAACTTCCTAACATCATTAGCAACAAATGCAAGAGTTGATCAAATAGTCCTTAATGGGCAATCAGTAACTACTCAAGCAATTACTAAGGCAGAGTCAGAACTTTTAAGCCATGCACAAGACGAAACAAATATTCATGGAATTGCAAACACAGCAGATCTTGCAACAAAGACATATGCAGAAGGCGCTGCAGATGCTGCAGTAGATGCTGCAATAGCAGCACTAACAAAGTCTTCAGTAGGTCTATCAAACGTAGACGATACACAAGATGCTTTTAAGCCAGTTTCAGCAGCACAGGCTTCCGCAATTGCTACAGCAAAAACTGAGGCTATTACAGCAGCAGGCCAAGCAGCAGATACTAAGATTTCAGATCATAATACTGATGAAACAAATGTACATGGTATTCCAGATACATCTGTTCTCGTAACACAAACAGAACTTACAAATGCTATTGCAGGTGTAACAGTGGATCAGTCAGAACTTGCTGGAACAGGTCTTCTATGGGATGGTGTTAATGAGCAATTTACTATTGACACAACAGTTGCAACTAAGACATATGCAGATAGCGCTGTTTCAACTCACAATGATGAAACCACATCTGTTCACGGTATTTCAGATACAGCACAACTAGCATATAAGAATGCAGCAAATCAAACATTTACAGGAAATCTAGAAGTTGACGGAAACCTTGTTGTTGATGGAGACATCACAGTTAATGGTGGAAGTTTTAACGCATCAGCAACATCTATCACAATCGAAGATAATATGGTTCAACTTGCTCACCAGAATGCAGCAAACACTGTAGACCTTGGTCTTGTGGTTGCATATACAGAAGGCGTAGTTGGAAAGCATTCGGGTATCGTAAGAGACGTATCTGATGATAAGTGGAAGTTGTTTAAGGGTGTAACAACAGAACCTTCAACAACTGTAGACTTTACTCAGGGATCATTTGATGATCTTAAGGTTGCAGCACTTGAGGCAACAACAGTAACCCCATCTTCTGGTATCGTATTCTCAGACGGTACACAGACAAAGTTGGGAGTTCCATCTGTAACAACATTTGCAACAGCAATCTCATCATCTGCAACATTAGCAGCAGGAGAAGCAGACAAGTTTGTTCCACTAACTGGAGCAGTTACAATCACACTTCCTGCAACAGGATACTCAACTGGACAGTCAATTGACTTCTATCAGGAATCAGGCACAGGAGCACAATTTGCCTCAACAAATAGCGTTGTCGGTACACCAGGTTTGAAGTTTAGAACTACAAACTCAGTAGTAACAGCAATGAAGACTTCAAGTGGATGGTTGGTCTTCGGAGACCTATCAGCATAATTTAGAAAAACAAAGGGGAACAATATGTCAAAGCAAGCAGGTAGAATGAGTCAAGGAGCAAACGACTTTTTGGCTCCAGGAACACCAACAATAACATCAGTAACAGATGTTGGAACAAACAGAGCATACAATAATGGTGCAGTAGATGTAGCATTCAATCCAACAGGCGTATATTCAGCATCATCTTATACGGTTCTATCTAGTAGCGGACAAACTGTTACTGGATCTTCTTCCCCTATTCGTGTAGAAAATCTTTTGTCTGCAACAGCCTATACATTTACAGTTAAGGCTGCAAATGATGGCGGTGAGTCTGCATATTCTTCAGCCTCATCCCCAGTTACTGTAACAACTGTTCCAGCAACACCTTCAGCACCATCAGCATCTTCTCCATCAGCAGGAACAGACAGCGTTTCTTGGAGCGCACCAGCAAATGGTGGAAAAGCAATTACTAATTATCGTTGGTCATCATCAGATGGAAAGGCTGGGGACACCTCTGGTCTCTCAGCAAGTGTTGGCCAAGAGCAGGGAACTGCACAAACATACAACGTATATGCTACAAATGCTAACGGAAACTCAGCCACATCTCCTGCATCAGGATCTGTCACTACGGTATTCTCTGCATTCGGTGCCTTCGGTGCTTTTGGAGCCTTTAGTGCATTCGGTGCCTTCGGTGCTTTTGGAGCCTTTAGTGCATTCGGTGCTTTTGGAGCCTTTAGTGCCTTCGGTGCTTTTGGAGCCTTCGGTGCTTATAACAAGTCTATAAGCATGCACACATTAGTTCTAACTACACAAGGATTTACACAAGCCTCAAATCTTCAGGTAGGAGATCAACTTGTTTCTACAGAAGTTCCTGGATTGGGAATTGATTTTACAATGCAAGATATTCAAAACTGGACAGGAAATCCATCAGAACTTCAAATGGTTCCTGATAAAGTTACAACAATTAGACACATCGGGTCTTCACAAGCAGAACAGGCTGTTTCTATTAACGGAGAATTCTATTCAGGATCTCACTATATGCTAGTAAAGAGAGATGGCATTTCTAGAATGATTGCAAGTAGAGACCTTTTGACTACAGACGAATTATGGTCTTCAGACATAAATACTTGGACTCCTATAGTTGAGTTAACAATTTCAGATATTCCTCATGAGGTTATATCTATCAACTGTGAACCTTATGACATGTTCTATACAGATCATTTCTTGGTTTACGACGGTTATCAAACAGAATAGAAATATCTGTGCTTGAACTTGTAGACACTTCGGGTATTAAAAACCTTGAATATCCAAAAGAACTTTCTGGAGCCTGGGTTTACTATGTTTTTTTTAAAAATCATAAAAATTTAGGTGGAATAGTTTGTGCTTATTTTAATGATAAGTATCCAAGCGGGTCTGTTTATGTAGGAGATCAAATACTAAATGATTATCCCGATGTTTACGGTACATGGAAAAAAGATGATGAGTTTAACAAAGTTGTTATGGATAGGGTTGCGGTTTCCCCAATTCTTAGGAATAAAGGTATTGGAAGAGCGGCAGTATTTTATGGAGCAAAAGTTCTAGAGTCTTGTTTTAATAAAAAAGTTTCTCACGAGTATGGTTCTGAAATTGGAAATAGGCTTTATACATCTGCTTTTAGTGTTGATATTGTTGAAGATACATCTGTAGAAAATTCAATAGACTTAAAAGAAGATCTTTTTTATCAGCCTATATACCCGTATATATTTTTTGGCAGAAGGGTTTCAAAATGATTAGTTATAACGTTAGTAATATAAATGAAAACATTTTAAATTCAATAATTCATCAAGTAAAGTTTATGTGCAAAGAAAATAATATAAATTATGAAAAACAAAAGTATAACCTTTTATTTTCTAATGAAAAAGTATTTTATAAAAACAATGATGTAAAATTTACTTCTGGAATGAAAAAATACTTATGTTTTTATGGAAAAATATATTTAAATAAAAAAGAAATAATTGTTGAAAAAATACATTCAGAAAATGACTTATTTGTTTTTACTCCAGAAAGTAATGATATTCTAATAATCTCTGGAGGCATAGATAATTCAACAATAGTAAAAGATGATGAAGAGTTGTTGCATTTTTATGTTGCCCCAAGCCATTTACTTGAGTTACAAGATCCAAAATTGTGGCAAAGACTTTAATATGATATAATTAAAATAACGAAAGGCTTATATGAATACTCTAAGATTCTTACAAATGTATCCACAATTGCTAAATATTGTTCCAGAGCCAGAACCAGGAACAAAAAATATTCCTTCTTGGTATAAAGAGCAGCCAGCCATTGCAGGAAGTGATATTCCTGATAGAGGAGTCATGAGGCTTACTGTAAAGAAGTGTCAGGCATTTTTTGATGCAATGGCAATGGGATATATATTAAAAGTTCCATGCGATATATATATAGACACTACTGATGGCAATATCAATATTCAACTTCCTGCCAGTATGAACAAATTCTATTCTTTATTAATCAGCGAGCATTTAGAAGAGCAGGTATCTCATTTGCCCATAGACAAAGACATTTATTGTAACAAAATATTAAGAATTCATCCCACATGGATGGTTCAAACTGATAAAGGCTATAGCACATTCTTCACAAACCCAATACATCAAAGCCCGTCGCCACTAAAGGCTATTGACGCTGTAGTTGACACTGATAACTACTTTACTGATGGGCATCTTTCATTTTTAGTTAAAAAGAATTTTAAAGGAACTATAAAGCAAGGAACTCCCATGTTTCAGGTTTTTCCATTTAAAAGAGAAGATTGGACAATGGAAATAGATAAAAACTTTTCAGCAAAAAAAGTAGAAGAGCAAAGAAATAAGGTTAGATCTACTTTTCAAAATGGATATAGGCTTAAGTTTTGGCAAAAGAAAATCTTTAAGTAAAACTCTAAACAATACATTTAGGGAGAGTTTTGCTTTTTTAAAAACTCTGCTATAATTAAGACTTATTCCGTTTTTGAAAGGACGATACACATGTCAGATTTTTTTAGTTTTAAACTTCCAGAGGATTTTGTAGAAAAGTATAAAAACCAAGAAAGCCCATTTGGGTTTAAGGATGCAGCAGAAAATTCACTTGGAGAAATTACTTTTATACGTACTTATTCTCGAATGAAGGAAGATGGGACTAAAGAAAGATGGCATGAGGTTTGTCGTCGTGTAATCGAGGGTATGTATTCAGTACAAAAGAATCATGCTAAAGAAAACCGTTTGCCATGGAATGACTACAAGGCTCAGAAGTCAGCACAAGAAGCATTCCAGAGAATGTTTGAATTAAAGTGGACACCACCAGGTCGAGGTATGTGGGCATTTGGAACTCCTATGACTATGGAAAAAAAGAACTCAGCAGCACTACAAAACTGTGCAATGGTATCTACAAAAGATCTTGACAAGAATGATCCAGGAGCCTTGTTTGCTTGGGTTATGGATGCATTAATGCTTGGCATTGGTGTAGGGTTTGATACAGTGGGACAGGATAAGAATTTCTCAATCTATACCCCAACAGAACCAGAACAGGTATTTGAAATCCCAGACACTCGTGAAGGATGGGTAGAGTCAGTACGATTACTTATTAACTCCTACCTAAGACCAAACCAAAGTATTCAGAAGTTTAACTATGATTTGATTAGACCTCTTGGAGCACCCATTAAGGGCTTTGGAGGGGTTGCATCAGGACCTGCACCTCTTATCAAGTTGCATGATCAGATAGACCGTGTAATTGGCTCTAGAGGGGGTGAAACACTAGATTCTCGTGCTATCGTAGACCTAGTAAACCTTATTGGAACCTGTGTGGTATCAGGCAATGTTCGCAGATCGGCAACGCTTGCTTTGGGCACTGCAGGAGATGACACATTCATGAATCTAAAGAATTCAGAAATGTTTCCAGAACGCAATTCATTTGATCCAGAAAACCCAGGCTGGGCTTGGATGTCTAATAATTCTATTTCAGCAGAAGTAGGAACAAAGTACGAAGACTATGTGGATTTAATTACAGAAAATGGAGAGCCAGGTTTTATTTGGCTTGATGTTGCTCGTAATTATGGAAGACTAAAAGATGCGCCAGACGGTAAGGATTATCGTGTGATGGGATTTAACCCATGTGCGGAGCAGCCATTGGAATCATATGAACTATGTACACTTGTAGAAGTGCACTTGAATCGTCATGAGTCTAAGGAAGACTTCCTGCGTACCTTGAAGTTTGCATACCTTTATGGAAAGACTGTAACACTTGTTCCAACTCACTGGCCACAAACAAACGGTATCATGCAGCGCAACCGTCGTATTGGTACATCTCTTACTGGTATTGCGTCATTTGCAGATCAAAAGGGTTTGCCTATTGTTCGTGAGTGGATGGATGAAGGATACAATAAAATTCGTCACTATGACCACCAGTATTCAGAATGGCTTTGTGTTCGTGAATCAATTCGTGTAACAACAGTTAAGCCATCAGGATCAGTTTCAATACTTTCTGGTGCAACTCCTGGAGTTCACTGGGGTCCTGGAGGAAACTTCTTCCTTCGTGCAGTTAGATTTGGAAATACAGATCCAATGATGCACTTATTTAAAGCAGCAGGGTATACAATTGAAGATGACGTAGTATCAGCAAATACATCAGTAGTTTACTTCCCAATCAAGTCAGGCCATCCAAGATCTGAAAAAGATGTAACACTATTTGAAAAGATTGCACTTGCTGCAACTGCTCAAAAGTATTGGTCTGATAATGGTGTTTCTGTAACACTTTCATTTGATAAGGAAACTGAGTCAAAGCATGTTGTTCCAGCACTACACATGTACGAAGGACAACTAAAGGCAGTATCATTCCTACCAATGGGAAACACTGTTTACCCACAACAGCCATACACTCAGATTACTGAAGAAGAATATGAGTCGTATGTTGGTAAATTGAAGCACATTGATTTTGCTGCTATTTATGATGGAGCAGAAAATCTTGAGGCTCAAGGAGAGATGTACTGCACTACAGACTACTGCGAAATTAAAGTAAACAAGTAGTCTTCTGTGGTAAAATAGACTTATAATGTCTACTCCATCAAACCTGTATGCAGAAAAAGTCTTCGCCGAGCATCCAACTGGCCTCTGGGCTTTAGATGATAATGCTGACTACATTTCTTTAATTTCAGAACAACAGAGAGTTCTTTCTGATTCTACAAAATGGGACATCATTGGTGGGGTTGCCAACAACTTTAGCCAATCATTGGGAGAGCCATTTCCAGGTAGTTATGTTGGAAGAGTTATAGCAAATACAACACCTAATCAAAATTCATCAGTAATTCTAAGAAGCAAAGAAATAATAGACTCATCTGATTTAAATACATATCTCAGAACATTTTCTGTAGGTGCTTATCTATACTCAGAAAGTCCTTATATATCTGGTTTTGAAATAGGATACCAGCAAAAAGATACTACAAGTGGTCAAGATGTACTTTATTTAAAAAGTTTTGATACAGTAATAAATAATAGTTGGATCTTTATATCAGAAACATTTGATGCTCCTAAAAATAAATCAGGAATTAAACTTGTTATTAAAATTAATTTTGTTGGAAGTTCAGAAACAGAAAATTCCTTTAGAGTTAACGGAATAACTTTTGGACAATGGTCAGAAGAATTTTCTTCAACATCTTTAGGAACTAACTTGATAGACATTCCATCAAACATATCTATAGCACCACAAAAGGGTGTTGTTGCACGATGCTACGGTCTTCAAGAGTTGAATGGTTATTATCTTGCTGCAAACAATATGCTAAAAGCAAAAAATTCTGGCATACCTTTAGTATATGGAACACCTGGACATACAACTCTTTATAGCAATTCTAATCTACCATCTTTAATTATTCCTGGTGTTGGAATGCTAAATAAGTCTGGACAATATAGAGAGTATACATTAGAAACCTGGTTAAGAGTAAATTCTTACACAAATGAAACTAAAAAAATTATTGGGCCAATAGGATCTTCTGACGGAGTATATGTAGATGGTCCATCAATAGGATTAAAAATTGGAACAGAATACAAAACAAATTATATAGGCGAGTGGACAAGACCTATGCTCGTTCATTTAAAAATTGGAAAAGATAGCGCATCTCTTTTAATTAATGGCGATGAAGTAGTTTCTGTTCCGTATTCACAAGAGTTGGCAAACCTACCTTCAAAATTAAATAATGGCAAAGATCAAGACTGGATAGGGTTTTATGCCTATGATGATGTTTCTCCCATAGATATAGATTGTGTTGGAATTTACCCATATTTAGTTGCTACTCAGGTTGCAAAAAGAAGATATGTTTTTGGTCAAGGAGTTGAAATTCCAGAAAATATTAATACATCTTATAGCGGAACATCTGTTGCAATTGATTATTCATTTGCAGACTATACAGCAAACTACTCTTATCCAAAAACTGGTTCTTGGGGTCAAGGGTTTGGCGATAATATATCAACACTTAATAAGTCTATTTCTGTAATATCTCATCCACTTCCAGAACTTGTTCTTTCGTCTAAAACAAAGTCAGAGTTATTTCAAGACAATAAAGTTTCTAATCAAGTAGAAGATAGTTCTAGTTTTTTCTATGACACTAAAGAATATTTTTCATTTAGACCAAACTCTTCTTGGAGTTCTGTTTTTGGATACTTATTCTTTGAAAATTTTGATTTCTTAAAAACACCAGTTTCAGCATTTTATGGATGCTTTCAATTAAAAAATAATGCAACAACACCACAAATACTTTTTAAAATTGAAAAAGAAAACACTTCCAATTATTTTAAAATACAAGTAGAAAATAATATTTTAAAATATATTATAAATATAAACGGACAATCTAAAATTCTTTGTTCTTCTGAGGTGTTAAGTCCAAATGAATTTTTTGAAGCAGGAGTTAATATTCCTAAGTTTGTAGAAATTTTTGGTAATCCTGCATCTGACTTTTTTGGATCTCTAGGAGATCTAAGATTGTATGTTGGTGGTGATAAAACTAACACACAACAATTCACTGGAAAAATTTATAATGTTGGATTTTCAACAAATCATAATTTTCAAAAAATTAAAAATTTATTTAATGAAATTGGCATACCAAAACTAAATGAAGATTTATTTTTTGCCTATCTGAATGATCAATCTATAGATATTGATGGAGGAATTGACACTACATCTTTGCCACCATATGGAGGAACAACTGACACTGTTTTAGGAGCCGTTTCTGGTGGAGGGGTAGTTCTTTTAGAAGAAGACTTTTTGATTGAGCATACTGCAAGTTATACTTTAGTTCCTGATATTTTGTTTGATAAGTATACTCTCTCTGTTGCATCAAATGCTTACTGGGAAGATAATATTCCTTTGACATACTTTGCAGAATCTGTTTTTGATAAAAGAGGAGATCAATACTTTGATCTTGACTTTATCCAGTTTAATATTAATTATCCAATACCAACAAAAACAATTGCAATAGAAACAGATGCAATTTCTTGGACTTATGCAGATCTTGCTAACGAGTATGGTGTTCCAGTGCAAAGAACCTATGCGTCATTAGATAATTACTTATTTACTGGATACAATGATTACGAAGATTTAAAAAATAAAATTGCAAAAGATTACAAATATGATACAGATGGTGCACTTGTAAAAACTTATGTAACATTTCAATATACCGAACTTGGTGCAAATGCAACTGCTCAATATTTTATTAAAACAGAAAGACCTTCAAGAGATGGTGTGCTTATACCAGGATCAGACTGGATGACAACAAAGTATGAGGTTGTAGACAATATGATTATTTATCCTCCATCTGGAGTTGATTTTAATGACTTATCAATAGTAACACATATAGATATTAATATAAAAAATTCTGAAACAAATAACGTAAGTATTAAAAACATGTCGTATTCTTCACAATCTTTTAATGATTCAGATGCAAGCCCTATTGGAACTAGATTTGGAACTCCCCTATATCCATATACAAAAACTGGAATTTATTATAATTTTAAAAATAACAATCCTTTTTCAATTTATAATGCATCTTCTCCATATTTATATTTAACAAAAACTAGCGGTATCCAGTTAAAAGGAACTTATGACCCTCTAGTAAACAGAGGGCTTGCTATACCAGTTAATTCAAGTAGGGCTGATGGGTTTAAGGTTATTGCTATGCAACTTGCTATTAGATTTGATGGAGACTATTTCCCATACGCACCAACAGAAATTTTTGAAATAGAAAGTAAAGGCTCTTATATTAAATTCTATCTTGTAGCATGTGATCCAAGCGGAAGACGAGCAAAAATTTATGCTATTGATACAAAGACTGGTTTAATTCAAAATGGAATAGGATTTTATTGGAATGGAAGAATTGTAAAAGAGCCAGTTGTAAGTCTTCAGGATTGGGGATTTTTGGGTATTAGTTTTGCAGATAGTTTAGACTTTTCGTATTTTGAGGGGGCGATCAGACTTACTGGTCCACTATTGTTCAATAATATATCTTTTTATCAATCAACAAATCTACAAGAGGTTCAGAATGTTTCTGAAAGACCTTGGTTTAGGGTTAAAGTTCTTAAATCATCCCAATTAGACTGGAAATTTTGGAATACAGGCTCTTTTAATTGGAACAAGGTGCTTGTTTTGTCAGAAACAAGTTATTATGGGGTAAGCCCATCCGAAGTTTATAAGAGTTATACAGGAACTAATAAGATTATTATAGACGATGAAAAGGTTTTGAGGTTTGGAAATTATAAGTACACTGGATACTCGGATGTAGGTTGGAACCAAATAGTAGTTGATCCAGTTTAATATGGTATACTTATAGTTATGGATTCACTAATAGACCCAAAAACTGGTCAACCAATTGTAAAAAATGTTAGACGACAGGTAATTGAAAAGAATTACGACTGGGGTCTTTATGTATACAAGAAGGCTAATGGTAAGTGGTTTACAGACGGAAATGGTTCTGTACTCAACATTCCCTCAGACAAGAATGACATTTCCAGAATGGCAGAATTAAAAAAGACTGCAATGCATTACGGTGATCCAGGAGATGGAACATGTGTATTTGTTCCAGGACTAACAAGAGTTTCTGAAGAAGAATATTCGGAACAAGTTGATCGCCTAAAGGCTGGACTTATTCCTTCACTAAATGATCTAGGAGCCGTTCAAGCAGCAAAAGATACAATTGCTAAGTATGGGGATGAGGAGTAGTCATGCAAGAAAATGAGTACGAAATCGGTGCAAGAATTGACGAAGCAGCAAAGAAAGACGATACATTTGCAAAGTCAGATCCATTTAATGGCAACTGGGAAACACTAAAAACTTTAGATGGTTTAGATTCAAACTTTAAAAGAAGAACAAACAGACTTTCAACCAAGATGGTTGAGCCAACTACACAATACACAACTGCAGCACTTGCTGGAAAAAGCGGTATTGATGGAGCACAGTCAAAAGAGATAAACCCAGGATTAGTCTACGTAAACGGCTATGGAATGTTCGATGTAATAACACCACCATGGAATCTTTATGAATTAGCAAACTACTACGATACATCATTTGCAAACCACGCAGCAATTGATGCAAAGGTAGAAAACATTGTTGGCCTGGGATATGAGTTTAAGGTTTCTCCAAGAACAATGATGAGACTAGAAGCGTCAGAAGATAACAGCGCAACACAAAAAGCAAGAAAGAGAATTGAAAGAGCAAAGATTGAAATGCGTGATTGGCTGGAGTCTCTAAATGATGACGACTCTTTTACAGCCACAATGGAAAAAGTTTATACAGATCTTCAGTCAACAGGTAATGGTTACTTAGAAATTGGTAGAACAACTCGTGGAGAAATTGGATACGTTGGACATATACCAGCAACAACAATGAGAGTTAGAAGACTAAAAGACGGATACGTTCAGATCATTGGAAACAAAATTGTTTACTTCCGCAACTTTGGGGCAAAGAATCAAAACCCACTAACCACAGATGCTAGACCAAATGAAATTATTCACTTTAAGCAGTACTCACCTCTAAATACATTCTACGGAGTGCCAGACATAATGTCGGCCATAAACTCACTACATGGAGATTCTCTTGCTTCACAATACAATATTGATTATTTTGCAAACAAGGCAGTCCCAAGATATGTTGTAACATTAAAGGGTGCCAAACTTTCTGGAGATGCAGAAGACAAGATGTTTAGATTCTTACAGACAAGTCTCAGGGGGCAGTCTCACAGAACGCTATATATTCCACTTCCAGGTGATAGCGAAAACAATAAAGTTGAATTTAAGATGGAGCCCATCGAAGACGGTATACAGGACGGCTCATTTAAAGAGTATCGTAAACAAAACCGTGATGATATCCTAGTAGCACATCAAGTGCCATTATCTAAACTTGGAGGTGGCGATTCTGGTTCTATTGCAGCAGCACTTGCACAGGATCGCACCTTTAAGGAACAAGTTGCAAGACCAGCACAAAGACAATTAGAAAAAATGATTAATAAAATCATTCGTGAAAAGACAGATATTATTGAGTTTGTGTTTAATGAATTAACACTAACTGATGAAATAGCACAGTCTCAAATTCTTGAAAGATATGTTAAGAATCAAATAATGACTCCCAATGAAGCACGAGTTGTTTTAGATATGCCACAAAGAGATGGTGGGGATGATGTCTTAGATCTAAGTCCAGCAGCATCATCAGAAGCAAGGACAACAAGATCAAGAGACACAGAAAGAACAAATAATAATTCAGATAGCACTTCTACAGTTGCTGGACGAAACCCAAAAGGTGAAGGGCGATCTTCCCAATAATGAAGTCTATATGCAAGTCTAATTTTTTTGATGACGAAACTTTTAATAAAATAAAAAAAAATGTTTTAGAAAAAATAAATGATAAAAATGAGATTCGTTATAGCAAAGAGTTTAGAAGATACTTCAGAATCGTTTCTTTACCAGATGACATTAAAGATGTGCTGCTAGATATAGCGAAACAAGAAGTCCAGGATCAAGACCTGGAAATTATTTACAGCCAAGTTGTTAGATATCAGATTAAAGATGGTGCTATTCCAGAATTAAGAGAGCATAAAGATTCAGCAAATGGTGAGTGGGTTATGGATATAGTTATTGATGCCACCGTTGATTGGCCTCTAGTAATTGACGGCCAAAGTTTTTCAAATATCGAAAACTCTGTTTTTTTTATAAAGGGAGAAGAGGACCTACACTCTAGACCAGATTTCCCTTCTCAAAGCGAAGACGACTATGTTCTTCTTCTTTTTGTTCATTTAGCCAATAAGCATACCCACTATGCAAGGATATCCAGAGAGATCTTTAGTATGGATGAAAAAAACCTTAATACCTTCTTGAGAGTCATCAAGCCTGCCTGGGGAGAGTATGAAGATTCTTAGAATTCAGTATCTCAGTATTCAAGATATGAAAAAAAGGGGTATATAATATAATGGTGAGCAATATATCTAAAGCCCATTGGAATTCAGATGGGGAAAATCTTCGTCTTTCGATGCCTTTTAGCAAGGTAGACAAAGAACGACGCATCGTTTCAGGTTTTGCATCTCTAGACAATTTAGATAAGCAAAACGATATTGTTACATCTGAAGCATCAATGAATGCATTTGCAAAGTTTCGTGGAAACATTAGAGAAATGCACCAGCCACTTGCAGTTGGCAAAATGATTAACTTCAAAGAAGACAAGTACTTTGATCCAGAATCAAAGAAGTTTTATAAAGGTGTTTTTGTTTCTGCATATGTTTCAAAAGGCGCACAAGATACTTGGGAAAAAGTTCTTGATGGAACACTAACAGGTTTTTCCATTGGCGGAAGAATGAATAAGTGGGATGACGGGTATGACGAAAAGTCAGACTCACAAATTAGAATTATTAAGGATTATGATCTTGTTGAGTTGAGTCTTGTAGATTCCCCAGCAAATCAGTTTGCAAACATTATGTCAGTTGAAAAAGTTGATGGTGTAGATATTATCAAAGCAGACGACACAGTATTAGAAAATGTTTTTTATGATAAAGAAAATGGAATTGTTATTTCATCTGAAAATGAGTCAGAACTTAGCCCAGTTACTGGAGAACAGATGGAAAATATAGGGTTCGTTGAAAAAACGGATGATGAAAAAACAACAATGATAAAATTCTTAGTTGATAGTGCTAAAGGCATTAATACTTCTAAGATTAACAAGGAGGTACAACCTATGACAAAATCAAAAACACAAGTTGAAAAGACAGACGTAATTGAAGATGTTGTGGTCGCTCCAGAGGCAGATGCATCAGTTGCAGAAGTTACTGAAGAAGTTGCTAAGGCAGAAGAGGTTGAAGCAACAGAAGTTGCTAAGACTGATGAAGTTGTAGCAGAAGAAATTGCTAAAGCAGAAGATGCTGAAGCAGTTGAAGAAGTAACAGAAGCAGTTGTAGAAGTATCTAAGTCAGAAGAGGTAATTGCAGAGGCAGTTACCGAAATGAAAAATACTCTAGAATCAGCCTTTAGCGATCTAGTGTCAACAGTAAAGTCTTTGCAAGCAGAAGTAGAACTTCTTAAGTCTTCAAAGGTAGATGTTGATACAGTAAAGGATTCATTTGCAGCAGTTGCAAAAGATATTGCAGCAGTATCAAATGAGTTTAACGAATTTGGAAAACGAGTAGACGCTGTGGAAGCAGACACCGCATTCCGAAAGTCTGGAGATATCGGCGATATCTTCCAGTCTCAGCCTGAAATGGTTGAAAAATCCCTATGGGGCGGTAGTTTCCTCAAAACAGCCGATCTATTCAAATGAACAAATCACTAGGAGGTGACAATATGTCAGAAGAAATAATCAAAAACCAGCCAGGCGCTGCGGGAGATCTAGGTGGAACTGCACCAGGACTTTACCAGGGTCAAGGTGCTTTCGCATCAGGTGGAATTGGTGGAGTATCAGATCCAGGTGCAAATACACTTGGAAACATTCCAACAGCAACTCTTGGATCTACAAGCGGAGCAAACGCTGTTAACCCTAGTGGTTCAGCGGCTTCTGGAATTTTGCGCCCTGAGCAGGCACGTCGTTTTATCGACTATGTTTGGGACGCTACAGTATTAGCAAAGGATGGCCGTCGTGTAACAATGAAGGCTAATTCAATGGAACTTGAGAAGGTAAACGTCGGTGAGCGTGTAATTCGTGCAGCAGCGCAAGCAGTTGGTACATACACAAACACAGGTGCAACATTCTCTAAGGTCGAACTTACTACCAAGAAGATTCGTCTTGATTGGGAAGTAACAGCAGAATCATTGGAAGATGGTGTAGAAGGTGACGCTCTAGAAGATCACTTGGTACGCTTGATGACCAACGCATTTGCAAATGATATCGAAGATCTCGCTATCAATGGTGATGGATCAACAGGAGCATTCTTGTCAATCATGCCAGGCTTCGTTAAGAAGGCAAAAGATGGAGACGCTCATGAGTCAGTTGTAACCGTAGCAGATAATGCTTGGACACCTGATGTAATGCAGGGTATCATCAACGCAATGCCACGCAAGTACCGTGCACTTAAGAACAATCTTAAGTTCTACGCAGGTACAGATGCATTCGGTGGAATCGTTAAGAATAACGGTACACTTGCTGATGCAGTAGCAGAAGCATTCGCAGGCCAGATGCCAGGATCAACCCAGGCAAACCGCCAGTCATATCTTGACGGCATTGGACAGACATTCGGTGGAGCACGTACAACTCGTGTTCTCGGAATTGAAGTTCAGGAAGTTCCTTACTACCCAGCAGGCTATATCGACTTGACATTCCCTGCAAACCGTGTATGGGGATTCCAGCGTGACATCACTGTAAACCGTGAATACGTAGCAAAGAAGGACACAATTGAATACACAGTATTCGTCCGCTTTGGTATTCAGTGGGAAGAAGAGGATGCAATCGCATTCGCTGACGCTGCTTCAGATGCATAATCTGTAAACAGTACCTTTAATGGGGGGCGGGAGTTCACTCTCCTGTCCCCCTTAATACTTTAATGATATAATACAAACAAGGAGGATACAATGGAAAATAATAATGTTTCAGAAAACAAAGAGCAAAAAAACTCTACAGGATACTGGTCAACTCCAGAGCAAGTTGCTGATGCAGCAGCCAAAGTTGAAACAGTTGAAGAAGCACCAGTTGTCGAAGCACCAGTAGAGGACAAAGAAGCCCCTGCTGCAGTTGTAGAGGCACCAGCAGCAGAAGAGCCAGTTCAGTCCCTAGGATTTACAAAGACAGGTGCTATTGGATCAATGGCTGCAGATGGACCAAAGAAAACAATTAAGCCAGAAATAGAACTTTCAGATAAGGTAGCAATACACTCAACAAAGAGTGTTCGCTGGGAATCAGTGGGTTCAATTTCTAAGGGCTACAATATTGTAACAAAGGCACAAGCAGACAAGTGGCTTACACGCTCACATGTTCGTACCGCCACACCAGAAGAAGTCCAGAAGGCTTTTGGATAATTATGGAAATATTGAGAGTTTCGCCATATGCAGATATATCTATTGATTTTGTAGTTCCTGCGGGAATAACATCATCAACTATAACTGTCACCATAACGGATATGGCGGACCTCTCAGTTTCAACATTAACATTTTTAAATAAAGTAGCAGGCAACACTTTAGACATATCTTTGTCAGGAAAGTACGACTCATCATATAGGGTGGAAATTGTTAAAAATCCTGGAACAGAAAGCGAACAGTTTTTACAAGATGAGACATATGAGATAGTTAGACCATATGTTGATCCATCAACAAAAGCAACTACAGCATCTGACATAGCGACATACGGTTTAAATGAAGAAATTGCAAGAGCGGTTATTGACTCAATAATCCCAGAAGGATTTTATTACAAGAAAAAGGTTTTAAATTTTACAGGAACTGGATCAGATTATTTGCCTATCTGGGATGATGTAAAAAAGGTTTTAGAGGTATACGAAAACAATAAGTTGGTTGAAGATAGACAGTATGAAGTAACATCAGATAAAACAGCAATTGTTGAAAAATCTACAGACAATATTAATCGTGCAGAATCTTCTCCATTAGTTTTGCCAGCAGCGTCTTCAGACTCTCTTGATCCTCAGTTCGTATACAGAGGTTTTGGAAAAACTTGGGATTATAGAATTACCGTTGAGCATGGATACACAGCAGTTCCATCTGACATTATTAGAGCAACAGAAATGCTTGTTCATGACATAGAGTGCGGAAAGTTAGATTATTACAAGAGATTTATTTCTTCTTATAACACAGATCAGTTTAGAATTCAGTTTGATAAGGGTCTTTTCGAAGGAACAGGAAATATAATCGTAGACAAGATACTTTCCAAGTATGCTAAGTCTATTACAAAAATTGGGGTGTTGTAATGACAGTTTGTGAGACACCAGACTTTATGTTTCCAATGCAGGCATCTGTGTATCATCCAATAGTTGAGCAAGGCGACTTTGGCTCAATCAAAAAGCACTGGGTTTTAGATAGAGTTTTTGCGTGTAGTTTTAGTTCTGGCGGTTCTGCATTTAAAGAAGAAGTAAAGCCAAACGTAAATATTACACAAAACTCGATCCTTGTTGGAAGAGCAAAGTCAGACATTAGAATTTCTTCTCTTGATAGTAAGAATGCTTTAACAAATATCTTGATATCTGACATTAAGGATCAAGAAGGAAATTTAATATATATGGAAACATCTGGTCCTAGATCTGGAAAAGGAACCTTATTTGAGATAGCAACCTTTGAGCCTTTTACTGGACCGTTTGGAACTGTAGAGTCTTATAAGTTAGTAATAAGAAGATCAGAAAATCAGTCAGGTGACGTATGAGAGCCGTATTTGCTTCTAGCCAATTTAAAAAAGAAATGAACAATATAGTAGATTACTCTATAGGATTTTTAGAGGGCATACAAAGAGGTAAGACAGTATTCCTAAAAACAGTAGGACTAGAAACAGTAGAATTGATGAAAGAGTTTATAGATTCAAATGCAAGAGTTAATCCAGAAATGCTTCACCATATATATGAATGGAATCAGACTGGTAGCCCAAGTGCAAGGCTTTACGATATTTCTTATACAACTAGTAATCTAGGTCTTTCTTTTAGATCATCTTTTAGTCAGTCAACATCTATTAAGAACGGATCAAGAACTCCTTTTTATGATAAGGCAAGAATTATGGAAGAAGGAATCCCAGTTACTATTAGGCCACGGATTGCACAAACTTTGGCTTTTGAAGATAACGGAGAAACTGTGTTTACAAAAGGACCAGTAAGGGTAGACAACCCTGGAGGAGCAGAAGTGGAAGGCGGGTTTGAAAGAGTCTTTGATATGTTCTTTAATAGATATTTTTCACAAGCATTTTTACGAGTAAGCGGTATAGCAAAATATTTAGAAAATCCTTATGTATATAAAAAGAATATGTTAGCAGGAAAGAATATGGGAAGATCTAAAGGCTTGTCTACAGGTTATCGATGGATTGCTAACGCAGGGGTAGGTGCATAATGTCTGCAATAATTCACCATCCACCTACAATCATCAATGCATATCTTGCTTCAAATATTGACCCAAACTTTGATTTAGATGACCAGTCTGTTTCAGTTATGGGAGTGCCAGGAAACAGGTCAACAGGAATAACATACTTCTTCCCAACACTTCCAACAGACATTGAAAATCTAACGACAATGTTTCCACAAAGCAATGAGGTTTTTGGAGTATACGACAGAATGTTTAAAATGAGAAGAACTCCATTTCCATACATCAAGTGTGAACAACTGTTATATTATTTCTACGCAGTTGGACCAGAGGCAAGTTCTAAGATGGTTGTTACTCAGCAGCAAATAAGTGATCTTCTGGACAATGGTGATGACTCAGCAAAAGATATTAATGATTGGGCAGCAGCAAATACAGGTAAATGGGATACAGAGTCTAAGCCCATTTTCTTCCATAACTTTAAGATATACCAACTAGAAGAAACTAGAGACATTATTGACTTTGGAACAGCCCGTACCTATGCGGGTAATAAGATAATTATTGATTACGACTGGCACCCCGTAAACCCTCAATAAACGGTGTTATAATTAAGATGAGGAAACAACCCCCTTTTAATAAAATGAAAGAGGTGAAAATATGGCATACAGCCGTGGTTCAAGTAGCAATATCATCGTAGGTGCAGCAGCACTATTTACGCATGACGCAGGTCCAATCGGATACCTAAATGGAGCAATCACTGATACTCAAGCAGCATCAGATCTTCCAGTATTTACAGCATCCGCAACTTCCTATAAGGATACATTGTCTTCAGACGATGCATTCACAAACGTAGGATACACATCAAATGGTTTGGAACTCGCATTCCAGCCAGATTTTGGTGATGTAGCAGTAGATCAACTTCTCGACGTTGCTCGTCTTTTCAAGCAAGGTATGACAGTTAATCTAAATACATCTTTTGCAGAATCAACACTAGAAAATCTTCTAGTAGCGATTGCAGGAAATGACACAGATTTAACATCAGCATCAGGAGTTTCACAACTTCGTATGTCTGCTGGTGACATTGGCGACGTTCCACTAGAACGTGGTCTAGTAGCAGTAGGACCAGGATCTGGTTCTTCTCTAGAGCCAAAGGAAAGAATCTATGTTGCATACCGTGCACTCTCAATCGAGAATGTTACAGTATCAGCAAAGCGTGATGAAGCAACAATGTTTGAAGTTTCATTCCGTCTTCTTCCAAATGACAACGCATCATACGGTAAGATCGTAGATCGTTCACTAGAAGCATAATACAACTTAATATATGAGAGGCTCAATCCTTCGGGGTTGGGCCTTTCTGTTTGGTATACTTATATAATGGCAACAAAAATATATCATACTAAAAAAATATCATTAATAGATGAAAGCACTATTACTGCTGCCCCCTTAAAAATTAAATATCTTAGAGAGTTTCTAGAAACTTTTGAAGAAATTAAAGATGCAAAGACAGATGATGAGTCAGTTGCTGTTTTGGCAAAATGTGCTCTTATTGCTATGCAGCAGTATTGTCCATCGATAACAACGATAGAAGAGTTAGAGGATAGTTTAGATTTACCCACAGTATACGAAATAATAGATGTAGCAGCGGGAATTAAAATTAATGAAAAGTCAGAAGATACGGTAAAAGCCCAAGCAGTAGAAAGTGGATCAACATGGGAAACCCTAGATTTGGCAAAGTTGGAGTCTGAGGTTTTCCTTCTTGGTATTTGGAAAGACTATGAAGAGTTAGAGTCTTCTTTATCTATGCAAGAATTAACAGCAACCCTACAAATAAAAAGAGAACTAGATTATTCAGACAAGAAATTTTCTGCTGCAATGCAAGGTGTAGATTTAGATAAAAATTCTGGTAGTGGAAACGAATGGGAAGACATGAAGGCTAGAGTGTTTAGCAAGGGTGCAACCACTAATGGAAATGATATTCTGGCTTTGCAAGGCATGAATGCTGAGAAGGCTGGTTTCGGCATAGGCATGGGACTTGATTATGAAACTTATTAATAATAAAAAATAAGCCTGCGCTATGGTATAATTGACTAAACCTTATAAGGAGGAATAAATGGCAACTGCCACAACAGAAGAAAAGACCGTAACACTGATCGATGGAACAAAGATCAAGGTCAGACCACTTAAAATCTCGCTACTTCGTCCATTTATGAAGAAGTTTGAAGATATCGCAAAGGTCGCAGAAGATAACGAAAAGTCTATGGATTTGCTTATGGACTGTGTACAAATTGCAATGCAACAATACAAGCCAGAGTTGGCAGAAGACAAGGAAGCCCTAGAAGAAAACCTAGACCTTCCAACAGTATACAAGATTGTCGAAGAGGCATCAGGGATTAAACTTTCTGACGCATCACTACTTGGCAACCTTGCAAATAACTAAATAAAGAGGTGTTAATGGATGGCTGATGTTCAATCCAATATTCATGTAAATATTGATACGTCTGATGCTTTAGCAAGTCTAAAACTTCTGCAACGTCAAATATCAGCCTTCCATACACAAATGGCAAAGTCTGGTACCGCAGCAGCAGCGGTATCTGCAAATCAAGCACAAAACTTGATGAACGCAATAAATGCTACTGGACAATTCCAAGCATCTATGCAAAAGGTAACAACAAGCACAGAGCATTTTACTGATGCGTTAGAACGTAACAAATTAACATCCAGAGAATATTTTAGATATACTGGAGCAGCCACAAAGACCTTCGGAAGACTATTTAAGTCTGAGTTCGAGACAATCAACAAGGTTGCACGAGAGCGTGTAAAAGATATTCAGACACAGTATATCAAACTGGGTCGTGGTGCTAATGGTGCACTAGAAGCAATTGCTGTAAGACCTCTTACCCTTGACATGAAAAATTTGGGTACTCAAACAGCCATCGCAGCACAAAGACAACAACTATTAAATCAACTATTAAAGCAAGGATCAACAAACCTTCTAAACTTTGGTAAGAATACTCAGTGGGCTGGTCGTCAGTTGATGGTTGGTTTTACAATTCCATTGGCAATGCTTGGAGCCCAGGCTTCAAAAACATTTATGCAGATGGAAGAGCAAGCAATTAGATTTAAGCGTGTGTATGGAGAACTCTTTACCACTCAAGAAGAAACAGACGCAATGGTCAAGCAGATTCAGACTCTTGCAAAAGAATACACTAAGTACGGTGTAGCGGTAGAAGAAACAATGAAAATGGCTGCAGATGCAGCAGCAATGGGTAAGATGGGTGCAGAATTAACTGCACAAGTTGCACAGGCTACTAGACTTGCAGTTCTTGGTGGTGTTGAACAAGCCCAGGCCTTAGAAACAACCATATCAGTAACAAATGCATTTGGTGTTGCAACAGAAGATTTAGCAAAAAAGATTGACTTCCTCAACGCAGTTGAAAACCAGACAGTTGTATCTATTGAAGATTTAACAGTTGCAATTCCAAAGGCTGGCCCAGTTGTGCAACAACTTGGTGGAGATGTAGAAGATTTAGCATTCTTCCTTACAGCAATGAAAGAAGGTGGAATCAATGCATCAGAAGGTGCTAACGCACTCAAGTCTGGTCTTGCATCTTTAATTAACCCATCTGAAAAAGCATCAAAATTCTTAGGAAATCTTGGAGTTAATATCCGTGGAATTGTTGAAGCAAACAAGGGAGATATTAAAGCAACAGTTGTTGGATTTTCAAAGGCATTAGACACACTAGATCCACTTAACCGTGCTCGTGCTATTGAGCAGTTATTTGGAAAGTTCCAGTTCTCAAGATTATCTACACTATTTCAAAACGTAGCAGCAGAAGGCACACAAGCACAAAGAGTTTTAGGACTAACAAAAGCAACTACAGAAGAACTTGCAATTTTGTCACAACGAGAATTAGACAAGATAGAAAACACCACTACCTATAAGTTTAAAAAGTCAATGGAAAATCTTAAGGTTGCTCTTGCCCCAGTTGGAGAGCAGTTCTTAAAGGCTCTTACTCCTATTGTTGAATTTGTTGGAAAGATACTTGATAAGTTTAATAATCTTGGCGATGGAACTAAAAAGTTTATAACTATATTTACTGTTGCAGTTGCAGGTATTGGTCCAGTTCTTTTGATGACATTTGGTTTGATAGCAAATGCTGCTGCTAATATAATTAAACTATTTGCAAGTATGAAGTCTATGTACAATAGAACTGGAAATGCAAGTACAGTTTTAGGAGAACAAACAAATTATTTAACTAAGGAGCAGATAGAAGCATCAGCCGTTGCAGCATCACTTGATCAAGTTCATCAAAAACTTAGACAAACATTTACATCTGAAACAACTGCAGTCAACTCTCTTGCAGCAGCATACAGAAGAGCAATCGCAGCCCAAGCAGGATTTACTGGTCCAGTTAGGGGCGCTGGAAAAGCCCCTGGTTTAAAGAAGTATTCAACAGGAACTACAGAAGTTCCAGGAAGTGGAAGCAGAGATACAGTACCAACAATGCTAACTCCTGGAGAAGCCGTTATCCCAGCACGGGCAGCACAAGATCCAGCAAATAGGCCAATGATTGCACAGTTAGTCGCAGGGAAAAAGGTTCAAGGATTTAACACAGGAACAACTGGAGTAACACAAAGTGGAGAAACACAAAAAACACACGTAGGTGGAAAGAGTGAGCAAAAACTAATTTCCGACATCCTCAAGAATAATCCTTTTATGGGAGATGATCAAAAAGCCAAATTAAGAGCGCTTGAGGCAATTTTAAAATCACAAGGCCTTCCACCAACAACTGCAACACTACATAAGTTAATGTTTACATTCCCAGCATCAATGAACATGTCAATGAGTGCTGGTGTTGGAATTCCTGCTCAAAACTTTATAGATGCTTGGGATAAGTTAGGACCAAATAAGTGGGAAGCATCTAAGATCGCTGGCCCAGTTGCGGATCCTTTTGATAGAGCAATGATAGATATGATCAAAAAAGATTTGGCAGATAAAAAAATAACACATGTCAATGATGATTATGTTAAAGATATATTTACAAAAAGAATCCCAGCAGAACGACCAGATATTGCAAAAACTGCTGGGTATAGTCAAGCAGAAAAACTATACAACACCTCTACACAATTTTTGCTTGGAAAGGGACTAGGAAATACTCCAGAAGAAAGCACAAGAATTTTACAAGATGCAGTAAAGAAAGGCGCTATAAAAAGTTTTACTCTTGAGTCAAGAGAAGGAACTGGAAAAACAAACAAGGGTAAAATTGTAACTGGATCAGCCACAGTAACCTTAAATGATGGAACAGTTGTAAATATGAATCGTCTCGGTTCTGGTCATAGAGTAAACATCAGCCAAGACGAAAAAAGCCAAGAAAGAAGTAATGCAGCAGCAGCAAGAGCAAGAGCAAAAGCAATAGCAAAAAGAGCAGCAGATGTACCAAGTCAATCAAAAATGACAGTTCTAGAACGTGTTGCTGCAGCAGCAGAAAAAACAGTATCTGGAAAACTTCCTGCCACCGACTTTGGAAAACAACTTGCCTCTTCATCTGGTTATAGTTTTAAAGAAGCCTCTTTCATGGGCGGTCTTTATGAAAAGTCTAATGGCAAAAAAGTATTTGTAAAGCCAATGATGAGTGAACTAGACGCTATAGCAGAAAAAAGAGCAACAGACTTTGCTAGAAAAGTTCAAGGACTTGATACGCCAGAGCAAAACATTAAAACAATGATTGATCCTTCAGATCCAGAAGGTAAAAGAAAGATAATTGTTTTGGAATCTCCCTTTAATGAAAGGTTTAGTACAAAAAATATTCCAAAGACATTTACTCAGGCAGAATATTTTACACAGTTAGTCGCAGCAAATCTTCGTGGAGATAAAGATCTTAAGGCAGGAAATCTCGGTGGAAATGTCATGACAGACGGAGGCACCATGGGTGTCTTTGATAAAGCCTCTGGAGATAGAAGCCTTTCAAAAAAGATGCCATCGCTAGAGCAAATGGCAGAAGAAAACCTAAAGGGGCTTCCAGAAAAAAGCAAAGGAAACCCACAAAATTCCCCTAACTGGTTTGCAAATGCAACTAAAGATATTGCTTTAAATTTAAAACCAGATCAATACGATAAGGCTATGAAAGATGAAATCAAAAGACAGATTGAACTTATGGTTCCTTATGTAAAAGGCATGCCTAACAATGATCCGCTAAAACCTTACTACACCAAGATGTTAGCAAGACTTAGAGCAGGACTAAAGGTTGACTGGAAGAGACTACATCAAAAGCATAGTAGTATTCTGGTAAAACCTGATGAAGTTCTTGAAGATAAAGATGGTAACATCAAGAAAATACCTACAGAGCCAAATAACGGCAAATTTAAATCTGACTCAGGCATAAAAGATACAAGAATTGCTTCAAAGGAAGTTGAGTCATCAGTCCGTCAAAGACCTAGACTGCGTGGAAAATCAGATGCTCCAAAAGCAAGTATTGATATTTCAGAACAAGAACTTGCTCGCACAGCACCAAGGGGTATAAAAAGAATAGTAGATCCAGTAGGAGCAGTAGTTGCTGGAGCAAAGACTTCTATAGCAGAAGCAAAGTCAGTTGGAAGTACAATTGGAACAACATTGTCTCAATCTGCAGCAGCAGCCTCAAGAACAATGCTGTACGGTACTGGACCAGTAGATGCTGATGCAAAGTCTGTACGTAGACAACTAGAAAAGCGACAAAGAGCGCAAGCAAAAACACAAGCAAAGGCAGCAGCATCAAGAACTGCTCTTTATGGCACGGGGCCTGTAGATGCAGATGCAAAGTCTATGAGACGTAATGCAGAAAAAGAAATGAAGAGAAGTAAGTTAGCAGAAAAGGTAGCCTACCAACAATCAATTATTGATCAAAGAGCAGCAGAAGAAGCAAAGAAAAGAACTCCTACAGGGAGAATCAAAACATTTGTAGAAAATAGACAAGCAAAAAGACAAGCAAGAATAGATGCAGGCAAGCGCCCAGGAATGGGAATGACTGGAGCAGCAGGTGTTGCAGCAGGTGCAGCAATGCTTGGCTCAATGGCACCAGGAAAAGTTGGAGAGATTTCACAAAAAGTAATGATGCCACTTATGGGTCTTTCCATGGTGCTTCCAATGCTAAAGAGCCCTATGGGGGCTGTTGCAGTTGGCCTTGCAGCAACCGTTGGAGCATTTGTTGCTTTAAGAATGGCTTTTGATAAAGCAGCAAATAAGGTTCTAGAGGAAAATGAAAAGTTTAGAGGATCCACTTCTGCAATAAATTCAATTGCAAAGTTTAGTGGCAAAGTAACAGCATCAGAGCAGATGGACTTAAGAAGAAAAAATTCCTTTTCAATGCTTGGGCCAGCAAGAGGTAAAACAACTTATGGAGAAGCATTTATTCAGACAGCAGAAGGAAAAGATTTAACAAAGCGAATTTCAGAACAAAATGCTGCAGGTAAGGGTGGAGAGGCAGCAAAAGATTTAAGTGGACAGTTAACTGCATCAATAATGTCTGGTGCAATTGATATGAGTCAAGCAAAAAGTTTAGCCATGAATGCTGCTAGACAGGCTGGAGATATGTCAATAGGTATTAGAGTAATTGCTCAAATGGAATCACTCCTTGGTCCAAATGGAGAAAAACTTGATCAAGAACCATTAAAGGTTAGAATGAATATGATTTCTGAAAATTCTAAGAATATGCAAGGCAGTCTTAAAAATATTCAAAATGCTAATCCAATAACAAAACTTGCTGGACAAAAGACAATGCAAAAAGTTGGCATTGGTGCCACTGCAGCAGCAGGAGCAACTGTCGGCGCAGTCCTTGGTTCAATTGTTCCTGGGGTTGGAAATGTTGTTGGAGCAATTATTGGTGGTGGCATCGGCGCAGCAGCGGGAGCAATTGGTGGATACTTTGCATCGCAAAAGTTTGTAAAGCAAGCAGGAGCACTTGGAGCAGCCTATGCAGTAGATGCTAAGATTGCAATGGAACAAAACAAGCAAATGCTAGACTCATTTGATATGTACTATCAAAAGAAAATTGAAGAATTAAGGCTACAAGGAAAAATAAATGAAGCCAATGAAATGCAAACAAAATATATTAAAGAGAGAGATGAGTTAACCGCTGCTCAAGGTCAATTGCAAGGCAATATTGTTTCACAATACAATTCTGCTGGAGGTCTTCAAGAATCAATGATGAGCGGTATGAAGAAGGCCGCAACCGCAAGATACAAGAATGATCCAAATCAATTAGCATATCTTGATGTTGTTAATCAACAAGCAGGGGATCTTAGAAAAGATGGACTTATTAGTAGTGGTCAAGAATTTTTAATTCAGGCAAAGATGGCAAGTGGAGATATTCCTCCAGCAGTGTTTAGATCACTTCTAGGTTTGGCAGCAGACAACAAAGATATTGCTCCAAAGATGATGGAAATTATCACAAAGTTTAGTGGGGCGACTTCTGAATCTATTGGAGTTGCAGCACAGAATATTCTTGGATCAGATGGAGTTATTAACAAAACAGTTCAGACTGAATTTATTACAAAAGTTGAAGCATTTGAAAAAGACTCAGATGCACTTGATTTTACAAAGAATATGATTAAACTAAATAATTCTAATTCAGTAATTCCGTCAGATGTTCTAGTTAGTTATTATACAAAGAATAGCGAAGCATACGAAAGTCTAAATAAAGCATTGGATGCAATTGAAAGCAAAAAAGATTTAACTATTCCTTTTATATATGAAATATTACCAGAGTTAAAAGAGTCTGAAGCATTTGATGAAGAATACTTTAAGACATTAACCGAAGACCAGCAAAAAGTATACACCGAAACAATTACAAAATTGATAAAAATGACTACGCCAGAAATTCTTGAAACTGAAGATTTTAAGGCTTGGCGTAAAGAAAATCCTGATGTCAAGGGAAGCAAATCTTTTATAGTTCAAAAGTATATTGAGGCTCAAGGAAATAAGGCCGTAACCGATGGCGTTGCTGTAGGCACAAATGCTCCAACAGGAACAACTTCAACTGGTGGTGGAAGTAAGGTGCAGTCTTCGCCTCTGGATGATTTAGTTAAAAAACTTAGGGATGTAAGAATGAACCAGATTAAGGTCACGGAGGGCTGGAGTGCCTCACGGAAGGCTTTAGATGGGCTGTTTGGTGGCAAGAAGACGATAGATGTATTTAGTGGTATAGAGAACGATATAAGAAAACTTGGCGGTAGCCAAGACTTTATTGAACTCATAGTAGGCATGGATCCAAAAGAATACGAGAAGCAAAAGAACTCCCTGTTCTTATTTGACAATAAGAAAAATATTATTGGTCTTAAGAAAGATGCAAAGAATATCCAGGAAGCAATGAACTCTATTGCCATGGGTGATTGGAACTCTAGTATGGAAGAAGAATCTAAGGCTCTTGATAACCAAGCAAAAGCATTTTCTAGAGTATCAGGTCTTGGAGTTCCAGTAGCAAATGCCTATGAACTTATAACAGATAAAACAATTGCTTCAGCAATTGCCAATGGGGTAAATGACAAAACTCTAAAAACATTAATTGATAGATATAAGGGTTTGACAGCAGCACAAGAAAAGTCCGCAGCAATTCAAGCAACAAAAACAGATATTGCCCAATTTAAAAAAGACAGAGTTCAAGAAGATAGAATTAGAAGTAAGTATAGTTCAGAAAATGCTTTTGTAATTGGTTCTGATGAAAACCTTAAAACAATGGAAGGTGCTATCGCTACTCAGCAATCAAAGGTAAATCGTTTAATTGCTAAGGGTGCAGATAGTGGACAAATTAAGGCTGCACAAAAAGAACTAAATAGTATGATAACTGATTTTGATGAAAGATTAAATCAACTAAAAAGCACTATTGGATCAATGCAGGATATGTTTCATGAAGGTTTTGGAAATGCAATGGAGTCATTTGATGTTCAAGAGACTGCTCTTCAAATAAAGTTTAATTTAGATACTAAAGAAAGCACTAAGATAATTGAAGAAGCACAAAACACCATTGCTGGAATTCAGTATAAGATTGATGACAAAGAAGCATCTCTTAGGGCTATTGAAGATCAAGAGCAGAAGATTAATGAAAAGTATGATGAAAGAATCAAAGCCTTAGATGAAGTAGAAAAGGCTAATGCTTCTATTGCTAACCAGCAACGAGGCCAACTCACACTAGCGGAAGCCTTAACATCTGGAGACATCGCAGCAGCAGCCAGAGCAGCACAAGATATGAGAGCACAACAGGCTGCAGATGCTGTAACAAGACAAAAGGATGCGGTAGAACAGTCTAGACAGTACGAACTTAACTCAGTAAAAGCATATGATCCTGTTACAAAATCTTATAGAACTAGAAAAGAAATTGAAACAGATATTAAAAATCTTCAAAATGAAATTTTTGATCTAGAAGAAAAGAAAATAGAGCCAGCACAAGAGTTTGTTCGATTAAGACAAATACAACTAGATAAAGATATCGAAGGAATTACTGTTCTTGGAAAAACAAGAGATGCCTGGGAAGCAATTAAAAATCAAGTAGATCTTGCTATGACAAATAGCGCAAAGTTTATAGAGTCAATGAAACTTGCATTAGGTATTCAGGCAAACTTGACTCAGGGATATAAGAATGAAAAAACAAGTGGCAACAATCCAATAGTAGGAGCAACATCAGGTTCCACAACAACTGCAGAAGCAGATGCAGCAGCAGCCAAGGCCAATGCGATGGCTGATTTTGCTTTAGCAAATACAGGAGCGCAAGTAAACACAGCAGTTGCTAATGCAGTTAAAGCAGGACTAACTCCAACAGTGATTGCAAATGCAATGGTACCAGCCTTAATTAATTCTGGAATGGATGCAGCAGCAGCAGCATCATCTGCTAGATATACTGGTCAAGGATTGCAGTGGCAAGCACAGCAAAAGGCAGCAGCAGCAAAGTGGAGACCAGGTGGGCTATCTATGGGTGGCATTGTTCCTAAACACTTTGCAGCAGGTGGTTTTGCAAAGGGCACTGATACAGTTCCAGCAATGCTAACTCCAGGAGAGTTTGTTATGAGCAAGTACGCAGTAGACTCATACGGAGTAGAAAATCTTAAGAAGATTAATAATGGCGATACACCTAGCGGAGCAGTGTATAATAATACATATACATTAACTGTTAATGCAAAAACAGATGCTAATCCAAATGAAATTGCACAAGCAGTAATGTCAACAATTAAGCAAGTAGACGACAGAAGAATTAGGGGGATTGGAATAAATGGTAGATAATGTTGATCCAAGATACACCTATATGCAGAGTCGTAAAAAGTATAATAGGCCTAGCGGAATGCTTTGGTCTGAAAATTCTGGAACCCTGATCAATGGTTTGTACATACCTTACGGTCTGGAGGTGGGTGCGGATGCAACAGCAGAGTCAGACCCAAATCTTGTAGATCAGTTTTTAATGCTTACAGACGATAATAGAGGTCCATTAGATTTTTCAGATGAGCGCATTGAAAAACGGGAAAGAATGATTAATGGCCGAATGAGATCATACCATATTGCAGATAAAATGAGGCTTAGTACAAACTGGAGCATGATTCCATCAAGGTCTCATCCTGATATTCCAGATTTTAATCCAGCAACTGGTCTATCACCACACAAATCATATACAACAGACGGAGGTGCAGGAGGAGCAGATATGCTTGAGTGGTACGATGACCACAAGGGATCTTTCTGGGTATTTCTTGCTTATGATAAAAAGGGCATATTTAAAGGAACAGATGTTCCGTATGGTCATCTTTCTCAATACAATCAAATTGTAGAAATGTTTATTTCTAGTTTTACATACTCTGTAGAAAAAAGAGGAGCCAATTTTGATTATTGGAATGTCTCAGTTACTTTGGAAGAAGTATAATGTTTGAAGATAAAGATTTACAAAATTTCTTAGAAACAGCACCTACGATAAAAAATAGGTCTATTATAACTGCTGAATGGAACATGAACATTCCTACAAATATTAAGCATATAGGAAACTATAGATATAGGCCAACACAAACAGGATCAGTTTACTCTTCTCTGCCCACAAGTTTTGATATCAATGACTCTGGTAATTTTTATACTGATGCAACAGACGCAGATATTGTTGTAGATGGTCTATTTGATAATGATGATATTCCAACAACCCTTTTAAGCAAAAAAGAAAAAAATAAAATACTATATTCTTTAGAAGATTGTTTTAGTCAGTTTAGGCCTAGATCTGGAATCAACAAGGCTGCATTTTTTGAAAATAGAAAACTCCACCATCCAAACTTATTTATGGCAGATAGACCTAGATACTATATGCCAGATAAAAATGATAAATTTAAATACTGGACATCATATAGAACTGAGTCTGGAAAAGAGTATGGAATTGCCTCGATTGTAAGCGAGTCTCAGTACTCGATAGAAGATGCTGCCCCATTTGTTGTTTATAAAGAAAAAATTCCAACTAATAGAGTTGTAGTTAAAATGCAAACTCATACAGGAACAGAAAATTTAGGTCCATTTTCATCTTCAACTGGCTCGTACTCTGATCCATTTTATGGAGAACTAAATCAAAGAACTCCTAATAAATGGAAGATACAGTTTCTTAAAGATGGAAATTGGGAAAATGTTATATCTTTTAATTCAGCGTCAAGAAGGAAAGATGGCTCTTTAATAATTAAAAGTGATGGATATGTAGAAATTGCTTACGGTCTAATCATTCCAGACGAATGGCAAAGAAATTTTATATTTAAAGATACCTACACAAGCACAGCACTGCTTCCTGAGCAATCTATTGTTGGGCATGCCTATTTAATTAAAATAAATAGCGATGATATAGGAATTTTTTACATTTGGAATGGAGAATCCTATACTGAGTTGACACCAAAATATGGCTGGTATGTACAAGATGAAACAGTAGATAGGCTAACAAACTTTGTTACAGATGCAACATCCCCAGATATTTTTCTAAAAAACATAGATAAAAAAATACAATTTAGAGAATTTGAATATATTAGTGGAATTAGAATTGTTGTTGATACAATGAATACAAAAGATTCTACGTTTGATCTTATTGAGATTTCACCAAGACTGGTTCTTGATATTTCTGATAAAACTCTAGATTACTCTATAAATAAAAGCGCCTCAGATTTAGGAATTTCTGGTTTGCCAGTCGGACAACTTATAGCCTCTAATGGAAATATAAATATTTTTGATCATGATCAAGCGTTTAATCCTAATAATAAAAATAGTATTGTTTCTAAATATATTTCAAGACATATACAATTTAAGTTTTACGAAGTAATTGTCGATGTAAATGGATGGGATTACTATGTTCCAATAAAGACACTTTACTCTGACTCATTTCCAAAACAAGATTTAATGACAAAGCGTGTTTCTATAAACCTAAGAGATCTCTACTGGTACCTTGAATCAATTACTGCACCAGAAATTTTAATGACTGAAGTATCTGTTAGTTCAGCAGTTTCACTACTTCTAGACTATATTGGATTTTCAAACTATACATTTAAAAGAGTTCCAAATGAAAAAGAGATAGTTGTTCCTTATTTTTTTGTTGCACCAGAGAGCAGTGTGGCGCAGGTACTTCAAGATCTAGCAATATCAACACAGACTGCAATGTTCTTTGATGAATACAATAACTTTGTAATGATGAGTAAAAATTATATAATGCCAACCATATCAGAAAGACCAACTACTTTTGCTTTAAAAGGAACTAAAGATTTTGTGCAGGATTTAGAGGTAAAAAATAAAACAAGTAATACAAAATTAGCAAATATTATTTCTGTTTCAACTCAAGAAAATTCGGTATATAATGATGGATCAATTAACTATAGTACAAGGTATATACAAAGGTCTATTGGCTCGCTCAGACAGGCAAGCCTTGTTGATGACGAAAGATATTATACATATAAGCCAGCACTTCTCTGGGAAGTATCTGGTACTCAAAATACAAAATCTATTAATAATGAGGTTGCAAATCAGTCAGCATATGTGCTAAGCGCAATACCGCTTAACTCAGATTTAACAGCAGATGTTCCAATGGTTAAAAATAATATTCTGATTAATAACACTTTTAGTTTAGGAGAAGCAGCGTACTGGATTACTAGATATAACGGATACTTTTATTCACAAGGAGAGATCATAAAGTATGATGCCGTTCAATATAATGTGTCTGGTTTTGGAAATGTTTGGATAACCTCTACAGAAGATTATCAAAACTATTTTTCAAAACTTCCATTTAATGGAAAAATATATCCAACTGGTCTTGTTAGGATTTACTCTGAGCCAAAGTATTTTGAAAAAGATGGTGTAGTAAAGTTGCAAAATGGAAATGTGCAAAAGCATGGTCGTGGTCAGTTTGGAACAAGTATTGTTGCACATAGTGCTGGAATATCAAACTATTGGAAATCAGATGAAAATATAAAAGGCTGCTATATGTCATCAGAGTATTTGTTCCAAAAAGATCTACCCATACCCGCAACAACTGTTGGTTCATCTGGAAAATTAACTGACTCTGGAATGTCTTCTGATGCTATTTCAAAAACATCTTCTAGAAGCGGAATCATTAAAAACTTTATGTCAACATCTTTCTTGGGAGAGGTCAGTACGGCAACAATTAATCAAAAGGGAACTATACAGTCTTCTGCGCTTTCTCTTACTGGTCCAAACTTTACTGCAAAAGAAAAGCCAAGAAATTTTATCTCGTATGTTCATAAATCTTTAGAAGATAATAAATATAAGCACTTTGGAACAAGAATGAGAATTGTCGGAAAAATAGAAAATAGTTCTGACAGAGGGCAGACATCTAATGGATCTTCAACATACTATGTTGTTAATGGAAGCACACCAGATAAAAATATTAATATCTCTGGAGGTTCTGGCGGACTTGCCTTTATGATAAACTCATCAACAAATGTTGGATATTATTTTGAGATTGCAGCACTTGGTATAGGAAATCTTTCCAAAGAAGAAAGAGAAAGCGTAAGCAATGTTTTCTTTTATAAGATAAGGTCTGATAATGGAAAGGCAATACCAGTTAAGTTGTGGGAAGGCCTTGGAGAGATAACTGTAGATGATGGTAAATTTACTGGTCAGGCAAGAATCGTGGCTGAAGAAAACCCTACGGTTTACGATCTTGCAGTTGAATACCAAGACATAGGAAAAATAAGAAGATTCTATTTATACCTAAATGGTAAAATAATTAAGACAGTTGATGATACAGATCCTCTACCAGTTTACTCTGGAATTGCACTATTCTCAAGAGGATCTTCAAGAATAATGTTTGAGAATGTCTATGCTCTTTGCAATAACTATTCCCAAAATACAACATTTTCTCTAGGTGCTCCAGTTAACTCAGCATTTGGAGATTCAGATGTTGATGCAAATGAATCTTTTAGAAAGTATGCCCTAAGTGGTCTAATCCAAAACACATACTTGTCTGGAATTGGAACATCAGAAGCACCTAAGTATAATATATTCTTTGAAGAGTTTGGGTCAATAATGAGAGAAGCAGCGACATTTAATTTTAAGTATGATAAGGCGTTTCCAGCATTGACTGCAAAAATATCACCAACATTTAATAAGATTAAGGGATATGTTGTTTCAGGTTTTAGGGCTGGATCTTACGGGGCAGAGTTTATTATCTTTAACGCAACTGATACAGCAATTAGTTTAGATGAAACAACAGGAAACTATTTAAGAGTTCAGGGAGTAACTTTTACTCAGCAATCAGATAATAGATTGACAGTCGATGATTATTTTAGCAAAAATAGTTTAACATCAAATCCAGAATTTGTTGCAGAAAAATTAATTTCAAACCCCTACAAATTTAAACAAGACTATCAAGATATAAAATTAAGTAGGATGACTTATGGGAAAAAAGATTTTTCTTTAAATGCTCCATATATCCAATCTTATGATGAAGCAAATAGTTTAATGAAATGGCTTGTTGAAAAAATAACAAAACCAAGAAAGTCTGTTGGCGTACAGATATTTGCAATTCCAACATTGCAGTTAGGGGATATTGTTACTTTAGACTACGAGGAAAATGGAATAAATCTGGCCTCATCTCCATCAAGCAGATTCGTTGTGTATAATATAGACTATTCAAAGAGTTCAGATGGTCCAACAATGACGGTATTTTTAAGTGAGGTAGTTTAATGACAACAGGGGCAACTCCAAATCTTCCAGATCCACAAATAATAATTGATAATCGGTCAGTAAAAATTGCTACTCCTGATTTAATTATAAGAGATGAAGAAGAAATGTCTATTGATATAATGACAGATCTAATATTTGAAGACATTGGTGGGCAAGAACTTGCAACAATTTCTAGACATGATCTAGTCAACGGTCAAAAAATATTGTATAGTCCAATAAAAAACTTAACTGATCTTTACTTACAATATAATCCTAATAATATTTTAAGACTTTATTCATCAGATTCATACTTTAAATCTCTTTCTCTTTCTATTCTCGATCATTTGCCCGAATGCGGTAATGGATACGATCTGATTGAAAAAGAAGGGGAACCAGACAAAACTAAATGGACTAAGGTTCCAAACTGTAAGTCAGTATACATAGACCCAATAACAGGAGACTTAGTGATTAATTTAATTAATGTAAAAGATGGCGAGCAAGCAGAAGTTCAAATATTGACCAGTGGTAAAACGTTTAATGATACAATATATAGTGGAGGAAACTAATGATAACTAATACAGGCAAAAACATCTTAGCCAAATATCTTGTTGGACAAACGCCGTCGTATGCATCTCACATAGCCGTTGGATGTGGTCCAAAGCCAATTATTTCAGATGGGGTACTTGGGGACTACTCAAACAAAACTTCTCTTGATTTTGAAATGTTTCGTGTTCCCATAATTTCTCGTGGATTTGTAGATGAAGGCGGAGTATCCAAGGTTGTATTAACAGCAGAACTTCCAACAGAAGAAAGGTATGAGATTACAGAAGTTGGTATATTTTCTGCAGCATCTAACCCTGCTGCTGGATCATTTGATAGCAAAAATATTTATTCTTTTTCTGAGTTAGAATCTTGGAAATATTCTTCCCAAGGAACACAAATACCTTCAATCTATGAGCCACTAGATGATCGTGTTGTTAAAATAGTTAATGCAACAATTTCTTCTCGAACCCCTTCAGGATCTACTTTAACATATACTACCGATGCAGAGCATGGACTAACGATGGGAACAAGAATATCCATATCTGGAATTAGTCCAACAGTATTTAATTTATCAGATGTGACTATTGAGACTGTGCCAACAGCAACTTCTTTCACAGTTGTTTCTTCTACTAGTTTAACAGGAACATTTGTTTCTTCTGGTTATTTAATTAATGATGTTGATACAAATATAATTAATCAGGTTTATCCAGTATTTCAAACAAATGCAGATAATAAAATATTTACAAACTCAAATAGAGTTAACAGATATGAAAGATGCAGATTCTTAAATAATATTTTTGCAATATCTGGAAACAATGCAAACATATCAATAAACCAAAATGGAAATTTAACAGCCGAATCAGGATCCAACTTTATACAATTAACAAATACCTCTGTTGACTTTAGCAAAAACTCTCCAACAGATGAATTAAGACTTGCATTTTCTGTTGTTAACAAAGTTGGATCAGCAGTTACACTTCCAAAGTCAGTAAGAATCATAGTTGAATTTTCATCTACGGGTAGTTTTAAAACTGGCAAATGGGCAATCTTTGAAGCAGTTGTTGATGACACCAATAATAATTTTGCAACTAATAGATATTTTGTTGTTTCAAAACAACTTCAGCAACTACAAAAAAGTGCTGAATTTTCTTGGGCAGAAGTAAACAGTGCAAGAATTTATGTTTCTGTCATAAAGGATGGTAGCACAACTCCAACTTCAGATTTTTATGTTTGCCTAGATGGACTTAGACTTGAAAATGTTACATCTAATAATTCTTTGTATGGACTAACAGGATATTCAGTTGTAAAAACTTTAGAAGCAAAAACAATCATTAAATCAGCAAACACAACAAACTATATTGAGTTTAGATTTGGCTTGGATGTGGTATAGTGGCAGATCCAGGAATAAAAAACATTATTATAAAAAAAGAATTTTTAGGAAAGGTTACATCAGAAAACAATAGAGCAGTAAGATTTAGACTTGTTTCTGAGGATAAAAATAGAAAATCTGCTTGGTCTCAAATATTCTTAGTTAATTCTGAAGCAGTTAAAGTACTATCAGGTGATTTAAATATTGTTGGAAATACAATAATCGTTAATTGGTCTAAAGGATCAACCACCTCTACCCAAGAGATGTATGATATTTTTGTTTCGTTTGATGGCGGAGAATACTCAAATGTTGGTGTTTCTATTGGAACAAGTTATTCATTTTTAAAAACTGGCACTTCATCAGTTAGAGTCTTGGTGCAGGTAGCATCCATCAATCCATCAATAAAGCCTGCTCTTAAGGTTTATGATTCTGGAGTTAGGTCTCTGGTATAATTATAGTATGGCTATTTTACCTGTACCAGAAAGAGGACAACCTTTAGATGTAACATACATTTATCAGATTGTTAAGGCTGTTAATGATTTATCTACCCAGATATCTCCATCAAACTATAAGTATGTCACTGTAGACACACCAACATCGGGAAAGCAAAGTGTAAAGGCCTCAGAAGCCCGTATAATCGGTGGATATGTTCAGGTTACAACAAGTACAACACAAACAGCAGGATCATCTAAGCCATTCTCTTATGCTTTTGGAACAGACTTTAAGTTTGCACCAGTAGTTACGGCAACCCCTATAAATATTGGAAGTACAGACGCTGGAAAAGATGTCACAGTAACAATTAATAGCATATCAACTTCAAGAATAGAAGGAACAGTTAAATTTAATACTGGTGGAGACACAAGTATTGGCATTAACCTTATTATAGTTGGAATACCTAACTAATGTTATCATGCAAAAAATGCAAAGGTAGAATGTTTATAGATAGACAATATACTGAGATTAACCACTTAGAAGTATATTGCATGAGTTGTGGAATTAGAGTATTTTTTCATCCACCTAGTCACACTTTGGAGGGACAATGGTTACTAAAAAGGGAACTATTGAGAGCGAAAAATACAATGAGTCACCTGTAATACCAGGAAATAAAAAAGTTTGGTTTCTTAACGGAGACCTTGTTAGGATACATCATTATAATCATTCTAACGGAATAATGTCTGTTTATAATATTACAAAAGATCAAATTGAAAGTTGTTTTATTAGTGATTTTAAAAGTAAAAGAGAAAGAGCATACACAGTTGGTCAGACTGCTGATCTAGTTAATCGTCATAAAAAATACATGCCATCATTAATGAAACGAGGAGTCATTCCATTTCCAACAGGATCTCAAAAAGGTGGTGCTAGAGGATTTCAAGTTAGATCTTATTACTCTGAATCGCAGGTAAAGGAGATTCGTGATATACTTGCTTCATACCATATTGGTAGACCAAGAAAAGACAAGTTAATAACAAATGATATTACGCCCAGCAAACAAGAGTTGACACGTAGAATGGGCGATGGTATACTTACTTATAGGAAAACAGAAGATGGTCGGTTTGTTCCAATCTGGAATGAATCTATTTAGCGAAGGGTATAAAATGGAAAACGAACCAACAAAGGTATCTGTAACACTTGGATACACACTTAACCTAGGAAATTTTCAATCACTAAGGCTTGATCTTGGGGTTGTTGACAGTTCACGCAATGGAGAGACAGTAGATCAGTCTTTTGAGCGTGTGTATAAATTTGTTGAAGATAAACTTACGGCAAAGATTCTTGAAGCCCAAAACGAGGCTGAAGAGAAGTAATGGCTGAACGCAAAGACCGCATGGCTTTGCTTTCAAGATACAGCAAGTATCATACCGAAAGGTACGAATCAAAGCCATCCCTAAACCTTAATGTAGAGCAATGGGCTTCAGATGCTCTTGTTGAATCATATACGTTACCAGGATGCTACGATATACTTGAATATTACTTTTTAGTTGCAGAGAATCCGTCTTGGAACTATTTTGCATACAACGCAGAAAAAATATTGCAGGCACAAAAAGATAAAATTAAAGATACAGAAGAGAGAGCAGAGCGTAGACGAATGGCAAAGGAGTGGCTAAGTGAATAATACAGAGGCAAAACTACTTACGGCTGTTTTAAAAGATAAGCAAATTCATGTTCTTCTTCAGGCTAATGTTGATAATCTTTTAAGAACTCATGGAGACATCTGGAACTTTGTTCGACTATACTTTGAAAATAACTCAGTTCTTCCACCAGCAGAATTGGTTACCGAAAAGTTTAGAGACTTTGAACCAGTTAATGGTGTGGGTGCAACAAAACACCACCTTGAAGAACTTCAGGGTGAATATTTAACGGATAGTCTAAAAGATATAATTAGATCTGCAGCATCTGAGATTCAAAATAATAATGGAACTGTTGCACTTAATGAACTAATCACAAAAACTTCAGAACTGAAAAAGAATACTGCTGCAATTCGTGATATTGATGTTACAGACCTTGAGTCTGCTATCGCCTATTTTGAGAATGTTAAAAAGCAGCAAGCACTTGGCCTATCTGGGATTAAGACAGGTCTTCCAGGATTTGATAACTATCTACCTTCTGGAATTATGCCAGGACAACTTGGGGTGTTTCTTGCTTATCCAGGTATTGGAAAGTCTTGGCTTGCACTTTACTTTGCTGTTCAAGCATGGAAGCAGGGAAAGTCTCCTATGATTATCTCACTTGAAATGTCTGAGACAGAAGTTCGCAACCGTGTATTTACAATTATGGGTGAGGGTCGTTGGTCACACAGAAAAATTAGCAATGGAGAGATTGAGATTGACATGCTAAAGGATTGGCATGCAAAAAATCTTGCAGGCAAGCCAGAATTTCACATCATTTCAAATGATAGCGGTGGAGAAATTAATCCATCAGTACTTCGTGGAAAGATCGATCAGTATAAGCCAGACTTTGTAATCGTTGACTACCTTCAGTTAATGGCTCCTAATCAGAAGTCAGATAACGAAACGGTACGAATGAAGAACCTTTCACGAGAACTTAAACTAATGGCTATTGGCGAAGAGGTTCCAATTATTGCTATCTCATCTGCTACACCAGATGATGTTAATGACCTCTCTACAGTCCCTACACTGGGTCAAACAGCGTGGTCTAGACAGATTGCTTACGATGCTGACTGGGTGCTTGCATTAGGCCGTGGTACAAATAGTGACATTATTGAGTGTGCATTTAGAAAAAACCGTAATGGGTTTATGGGAGATTTCTTGGTTCAGTGTGACTTTGACAAGGGATATTACAGATATAAAGACTTTGAAGATAAGTAGTTATAATATGGTATGTCAAAAAGTAGTGCTACCACTTATAATTCTTATCACCATAAGTCTATTAAGCGCTTCTGCCTTGACGGAGTAATATACGATGATTCGATGATCGGAAGGCTCAAAGAAGAGTATATAAGATTATTAATATCAGAAATGAAATTAAGTGGATATGTGCCAAGAATTGATCTTGACCCAGACTTCACAATACGGTATAATGATATAAAGAACTATTTTGAATTTGAATTATCAATACACGCAGTATACACAGGGAAAAGGAAGAGCGAATGGATAGCAGGAATAGACGGAGCCAAACCCATCTTTATTCCGCAGAGCAAGTCAAGCGAGTCCTTACAGGATCGGGTGTTACCGTAGAGTCTGAACTTGATGCAGACTTTATGATATTTTGCCCATTTCACAATAACCACAGAACACCAGCAGGAGAGGTACAAAAAGATAGCGGAATGTTCTTTTGTTTTTCTTGTCAAAAATCTGCAGACCTTATAGAGTTAGTTATGCACACTTCTGGTAGAACATATTTTGAATCTGCAAGATTTATAAAGAGTAAGGAAAAGTTAACTAATCTTACTACAGAAATTGACAAGGTTCTTATAAAAGAAGAAACCTATAAAACTTTTGACGAACTTATTATTAAAAGATTACATAATAATTTGGTTGCTTCAGAAAGAGCAAAAAATTATTTTACATATAGAAAAATTGAAAAGCCGTCTTGCCTGAAGTTCTCATTGGGCTACTCAGAAAAGCAAGACATGGTAACTGTTCCAGTACATAGTCCAGACGGAATTCCTCTAGGCTTTGTTGGCAGATCTATTGAAGGAAAAGATTTTAAGAATACACCAGGACTCCCAAAGAGCAAGACATTGTTTAACCTGCACAGAGTTAAGAAATCTGATAGAGTATATGTGGTGGAATCATCGTTTGATGCAATCAGGCTTGACCAGGTTGGACTCCCAGCAGTAGCAACACTTGGTGCAAATGTATCAAGCACACAAATAGAATTGCTTCAGAAGTATTTCAATAACATTATTGTTGTTGCTGATAATGATGAGGCAGGAGGAAACATGAAAGATAGAATAGTTGAAAAACTTTCTAGCCGTGTTTCTGTTATTAAACTAAATAATCAGTATAAGGATATTGGAGATATGCCAGACGAAGAACTTAGAAACTTAGAGTTTCAGTTTGACAAATCCATATCGCTTATGCTAAACTAATACAAACACACAAAGGAGAAAAAATATGAGCATTGTAAAGGGAATCAAGAACATCAACGCCCTGCTCGATAGACCAAAATACGAAAACGACGGGCCAAAAGTAAAGTGGCTTAAACTTGCAGATGGTCAGTCTGTAAAGATTCGATTCATTGAAGAACTTGATGAAGATTCTGCAAACTATAACGAACAGCGTGGCTTAGCACTTGTTGTTAAGGAGCACGTAAATCCAAAGGACTACAAGCGTAAGGCTGTAGACACTATGGAATCAGAAGGCCGTGACTGGGCAGAAGAAATGCACCGCAAGGATCCAAAGGCAGGATGGCGAGGCCGTCTTCGCTTCTATTGCAACGTACTAGTTGACGATGGAATTGAAGCACCATATGTTGCTATCTGGTCAATGGGCATCAGTAAGCAATCATCATTCAACACAATTCGTGAGTATGCACTTGAAACAGGGAGCATCTCAAATGTACTGTGGAAGTTAAAGCGTAATGGTCAGGGAACTGAAACTAATTACACACTTATTCCATCAGCACCAGATAAGGAACCATTTGATTGGGGAACAATCGAACCTTATCCATTGGAGTCAGCACTAAAGAAGATTCCATACGCAGAACAAGAAGCGTTCTATTTGGGCTTTGATGGCCCATCTACCACTTCAGCAACTAACGCTGATTGGTAATATGAACTACGTCGGCTTACATGTCCATACCCATTTTAGTTTATTTGATGGGATTGCTACTCCAGAAGAATATGTTGACCGTGCAGTTGAGTTAGGGATGCCAGCAATTGCCATCACTGACCACGGTACTTTATCTGGGCATAGGGAACTGCACCGTATTGCAAAAGCAAA